AAGACTCCTGTCAACGCCCAAGTACAAACAGGCAGAACTTAATCTTATTCTTTTAAAATTATACTACCAAAACGGAAAGAAGCAACCAGGAGATCCTGTGCTGTCTTTAAGTAAGATGTTATCGTTGGTAAAGAACCAAAAAGTTAATTGCGCTCAAGCCGACGTAAGAAACTTCGTGGTATACTGTACAGAATTGGACATTATCAAAGAGGTACGTGCAAGAAAGAAAGAGTACCAAGTAGATTACGCTACAGCCAAGTCGTTGATAGAGAACGAGTTAGTACTTTAATTTTACATTTTTCCAGATTCCCTAAATTGTGTATATTTGAATATGCAAGAAAAAAGTTATGTATTAGTCGATACTTTCGACAAACTAAAAGACATGGTAAATCATGTCAAAGACAAAGAGATTATTGCTTTCGATACCGAGACAAACTCTTTGAACACAAGACAAGGAACCATTATTGGTTTCTCAGTATCAGCAGAAATCGGTAAAGGCTATTACATGCCTACTGCGGTTTACAATAAAGAAACTAATTCTTTAGTAGACGCTATAATCGATGGCAAAAATTGCCAAGATCTGGCCAAACAATTCATATCTAAATTAGTAGGTAAAAAGTTGATTATGCACAACGCATCTTTCGACTGTAGATTTGTTAAGTGTTTCTATGGTGTAGATTTGCTACCTAGTCTTTACGTAGATACTATTTTACTTGTACATACAGTAAACGAAGAAGGCGCAGGTTTCGCTTTCGCTAGTCCATTCGGTCTAAAAAGCATTGCTCAATCCATTCAAAAAGAATTGGGTCTTGATGTGACCAAAGACGCAAACGAAGAGCAAATCGAATTGAAAACTTCCATCAAAGAAAATGGCGGATCTATTACAAGAGAAAGTTACGAGATTTGGAAAGCTGATATAAACATACTGGCTAAATACGCCGCAGCAGATACAGACTTAACATTAAGAGTGTATCACCACTTTATTAAAGAGCTTTATGCACAAGGTCTTGAAACTTTCTTTTTTGAAGATGAAGTTATGCCATTGTACAGAGAGGTTACAATTCCAATGGAGGAGGTCGGTGTTAAGCTTGACGTAGAGACAATGAAAAAAGCAGATCTTGATATTACCGAAGAGATGAAGAAACGATCTCACGCAGTAGTTTCAGAATTGCTACAAGATAGTAGAGTAAAGCTTTGGATATTAAATAAAGCAAAAGAGGCTTACCCAGCAAATAGCAAAGGGGCATTCGCTCAGAAAGTTGTAGAAGAGTGTGGATTAGAATTACCAAAATCAGAAAAGACTGGCAAATACAACATTACAAAATCAGAAGTAGCAAGATTACCTGAGTCAGCGGCTAAACAATTCTTACTAAACGGCGCAGACGTATTAGACGAAGACTTTTCTAACAAGATTAGTATGAAGATGTGGAGAGAGACCAACGATGGTAACTTCTTTAACATTCAGTCTAAAGATCAATTAGGTGAAATTGCATTCAACGTTCTTGGATTTAAACCATTGTCAAACACAACAAAAGGTAAACCGCAGTTCGATGACGATATGATTCAAGCAATTGCTGAAACTCAAGAGTGGGCAAAGAATCTAAGAATATACAATAAGCTACTTAAGATCAAGTCTACTTACATAGATCGTTTCTTGAATGCAAGCGAGAATGGAATTTATTACTTCTACTACAAACAACACGGTACAGTATCAGGTCGTTATGGATCGGATGCACAACAGTTACCAAGACCTAAAGAAGAAGGCGATGACGATCCAGTAATTATTGAATACACAAACTTGGTAAGAGCATTCTTTATTCCAAAAGAAGGCAATATATTTGTAGACTGCGACTATGAGTCTTTGGAGCCTCACGTATTTGCTCACGTTTCTGGTGACGATGGTCTTAAGGATATTTTTAGAAACAACTGGGATTTCTATTCCACTATTGCTATCAAAACAGAAGGTCTTAACCAATATTCTGGAGACAAGAAAGCAGATAACTTTTTAAGAAAGCATGCACCTAAGAAAAGAAACACTGCAAAAGCATACGCATTAGGTATTCCTTACGGTATGGGTGCTTACGCTCTTGGTAAAAATATCAACGTTACGACCAAAGAAGCCGATAAATTAGTTAAAGGTTATTTAAGCGGATTTCCAGAACTTGATAAGTGGATGAAGAGATCTGAAATGGAAGCTAAGACACTAGGCTATGTTAAAACTCAAGTAGGTCGAGTAAGACACTTGCCGAAAGTAAAAGCTATCTACGAAACTATGGGTGATAATTTGCTTGATTGGAATTTCAAAAGAAAACTAGAGTACGAATTTGGTAAAGATCAAGTAAAGAATTTGAGTAGAGACTTTATAAACGGTTTAAACAACGCTAAAAACGTACAGATCCAGGGACTATCTGCGTCTATCGTAAACAGAGCGGCAATGGAAATCAATAGAGAATTTAAGAAGAGAGGAATAAATGGCTGGGTGTGCGCCCAAATACATGACCAGATAGTATGTGAAGTACCTAAAGAACACGCTGAAGAAGCTGCTAAGATTGTACAAGACAAAATGGAAAATACTACAAAGTTAAGTATTGCATTAAAAGCACCACCGATGATTGCCCACAACCTAAGAGACGGTCACTAATATTTATTTATATAAAAACACAATATGGCATACTCAGATAAGGTAATAGACCACTACGAAAACCCAAAGAACGTAGGCACTTTAGACAAGTCGAAAAAGAACGTGGGTACAGGATTGGTTGGAGCACCAGAGTGTGGTGACGTTATGAGACTTCAGATAGAAGTTATCGACGACATTATTGTTGACGCCAAATTTAAAACATTTGGTTGCGGTTCTGCTATTGCTTCCTCTTCGGTAGCCACAGAGTGGTTAAAGGGCAAGACATTAGACGAAGCAGTAACGATAGACAATATGGATTTGGTAGAAGAGTTAAACCTTCCACCGGTTAAAATTCACTGTTCAGTATTAGCTGAAGATGCTATTAAATCTGCGATAAACGATTATAGACAAAAACAAGGGTTGGAACAATTAGTTTTTGAAGAATCACACATATAATATGTTTAATGGTAACTGTATCAGAAACGGCCGCTAAGAAATTAAATTCTTTAATTGAGGAAAGTAGATTCAAAACTCCATTCGTTAGAGTGGCGGTTAAAGGTGGTGGCTGTAGTGGATTGTCTTACGACCTTTCGTTTGATACAGAACAGCATCCATCAGATACTTTAGCAGAAGACAAAGGCGTACAGATACTAATAGATATGAAATCTTTGCTATATCTATATGGTACAGAATTGGATTTTTCGGATGGATTAAATGGCAAAGGGTTTCAGTTTATAAACCCAAATGCAAGTAGGACTTGCGGCTGTGGTGAAAGTTTCGCACTTTAAACTTAAGTTTTATTATCATCTAAAAATGGTATATATTTATAGAAAATAAGGACCGGTAGGCCTTTAGTTACGAATGTTAAATTTAATAATTAACCAAAACACACAGGAGGTGTAAAATGACACAATTAACCCATTGGGGCGTCGATCCCTTTGATCTTCTATGGAAGAATCTATTCGACCAAAATTCTAATTTCTCTACAATCGCAGAGAAAATATCTTATCCACTAGACATTTACGAGAAACAAGACAGTATCGTATTCGAACTTGCAGCAGTAGGTTTGGACTACGAAGACATTGATATCGAAGTGCAAGGCGATATTCTTCGCATCAAGTATGCAAAAACAAAAGAAGAAGAACCTATAACAAATTTTATCCATAAAGGAATAGCACGAAGATCTTTTGATTTGGCTTGGAAAATTGCTTCCAAGTTCGATCTAACTTCTTTGGAAGCTACCATCGATAAAGGACTATTAAAAATAGAAATTCCATTATCTGATGAAAGTTTACCAAAGAAAATTCAAATCAAACCAAAGACGTTACTTCAAGTTAACGCCTAAAAAATAAAGAGGCCTACCGCCCTTAGTTATGTTTAGCATCTGTAAAAATTTCATCAAAGTAAATCAAGATCTATTTCAAGTGCTTAAACAGTACGCTGAAGATAGAGTTAATAACCCAGAAGTTAATGTGGAAAACATTAAACAGTGGTTAGGTGCTGACACCACATTCAAAAAAGATGGAATGTTATATTTTTGTATTAAAATTGAAGAACCTGAAATAATAAATTAAAAAATGAGTAAATTAAATCCGCTCAACGGTTTTCTAGTATTGAAACCAGTTGAAGAACAAGAACAAACCTACGGAAACATCGTAATTCCAGACTTAGGTAAAGAGCGTCCTGAAATGGGCGAAGTAGTAGCTACGAGCGAAACTTACAATTGGCACACAGACACTTATGTTAAATCTACTGTAGAAGTAGGACAGAAAGTTTTAATTCCTAAAATGGGATCTATGAAAATCACCATCGAAGGTGAAGATTATTTCATCGCTAAAGACACAGAAATCTTAGCTGTATTAAAAGACTAATTATGAGTACAACAAAAAATATAAACGGAACAGAACTTAAAGAAAAGTTACTTTCTGGTATTGAGAAATTAAACTTAGCTGTATCTTCTACATTAGGACCAGGCGGTAGAACGGTTTTAATTAGAGAACAAAACGGTGAAGTTAAAGTAACCAAAGACGGCGTAACAGTAGCTAAAGCATTCCATAAATTGGAAGACGATGTTGAAGACTTAGGCGCACAGTTAGTAAAGCAAGTTAGTATTAAATCTGCAGTTGAAGCTGGAGACGGTACAACTACTTCTACTTTATTAGCAACCGAAATGGTTAGAGAAGGATTGAAAGAAATTCGTCAAGGTTCTAACGCAGTAGAGATCAAAAACTCAATCGATAAAACAGTTAAACAAGTTATCGAATACATTAAGAAAATATCTATCGACATCGATTCAGAAGAACAAGTAAAACAAGTTGCTACTATTTCTGGTAATAACGATCCAGAAGTTGGTAACCTTATTGCATCTGCAGTAGAAAAAGTAGGTCGTGAAGGAGTAATTACAATCGAAGAATCTAAATCTGGAGAAACTAGTTTAGAAGTAGTTGAAGGTATGCAATTTGATAGAGGTTACAAATCTCCTTATTTCGTTACCAACAACACAACGATGCAAGCGGTATTAGAAGATCCTTACATTTTCTTATACGATGGTAGAATCTCTTCAGCACAAGAGTTATTGCAAGTTTTAACTAAAGCAAACTCTGAGAACAAACCATTGTTAATCGTAGCTGAAGATATCGGTGAAGAAGCATTAGCAACTTTAATCGTTAACAAGATGAGAGGCATCGTTCAAGTTTGTGCAGTTAAAGCACCGGACTTCGCAGAGAGAAAAACGCTGATCTTAGAAGATATTGCAATCTTAACAGGAGGTGCAGTCGCTTCTAAAGACAAAGGTCACAAATTAGATAAATTAACTGGAGCTCAAATCAACGAGTTCTTAGGTAGAGCTAGATTGGTTACGGTAACTAAAGACGAAACTACTATCATCGATGGCAAAGGCGTTGAAACTGTAATTGAAGCAAGAGCAGAAGAGATCAAAGAGCAAATCGAAAAGTCTACTTCGTTCTACGAGAAAGAGAAGTTACAAGAGAGATTGGGCAAATTAGTAGGCGGAGTTGCAATCATCAACGTCGGCGGTAATTCAGATATCGAAATTAGAGAAAAGAAAGATAGAGTTGAAGACGCATTATATGCAACCAAAGCAGCGTTAGCAGAAGGTATCGTACCAGGCGGAGGTTCAGCTTTATTCCAAGCGTCTATTCAACACCATCCAGAAGAGACTATCCACGATGCTATTGCTTATGGAATTGTTCAGAAAGCGATTCAAAGTCCATTCAAGAAAATCTTAGAAAACGCGGGAGTTCAGGATTGGTACACAAAAATTCCTAACGAAGGCGACGTATACGATGCAAAGAATCACAAGATTGTTAATGCTTTAGAAGCTGGTATTATTGACCCTACGAAAGTAGTTATCACCGCACTTAGAAACGCTGCTTCAGTAGCAGGCACTATTTTAACTACTGAATCTGTAGTATTCGAAAAGAAAGACAAAGAAGAAAAAACTCAAGACCCAATGATGGGTATGGGAATGTAATAAAATAAAACAATAAGTTATGTTAGTAGGACTGGTATCAATGATGGGAAATGTAGGCGCTACTTTGAATAGTCAAGGCGGTGGATACGGACTCATCCAAACAAAAATGTTATTTGACGAGCATCCTCACGATACTGTAGACGTAAATCCTCCACCATCAACGTGGGGGAATTACGATCTGCTTTATATCTGTGAAGGAGTTAATTTCGTAGCAGGATCTTTTAATGTTCCTGGTGGACCTCAACCACTTCATACAGAAAAAATGAAAGCTATCGCAGATTTTAAGGGCGAGCTTAGATATTCCAACAGTATATTCGACTTCAATAAATTCAATCAGAGATTAAAGATCGAAGCCACTTTTCCAGAAACGCATAGAGTTTCTTTTTACAATACTTTTTTAGCTCACGGTTTAGAAAGTAGAAAAGCAGTTATTGGAGATTCTCATGCTTTATCGGTATGGAAACCTCAACACACTTTAGATTTTACCGCTGGTAGAACTTTGCACGGATTCTTAAAAAGAGAAAGCGTAGAACAAATCAATAATAGATTTGACGAAGTTACTTTGTATTTTGGTAATATCGATTTACGTTTTCACTTAATGAGACAAGAAAATCCACAACAAGCTACAGCAGATCTATTTAATCGTTACGTAGAGTTTGCAAAACAATTAAAGAAAGCAACTTTAGTAGAATTATTACCAGTAGAACACGAATCAAGAAAAATTCCTGGAACTGGTTTGTACAAGAAGCAACCATTCTTTGGTACAAGAGAAGAGAGAATGCAAGTAAGAGAAATTGCTAACGAAATTATTAACAATTCAGGATTAGAAGTAATTCAATGGCCATCAGAGTGGATAGACACAGACGGTACTAAGATGTTAGATATATTAGAAATGAAGCAGTCAGTCCATTTAAGACCAAAGCACTATCCATACCTTACAGAAATAACAAAATAATTATTATAAACAACAAACATGAAAAAAATGTCACTCATAGTAGTCAGTCTACTAACAGTATTATTCAGCTGTAACACACAAAATGAAGCGGATCAAGAAGTTAAAGTCGGCGAAGTAGTAGCAATTCATCAAGGCTCTTTTGCATTTTGCGGTGCATCAGCAGCAGTTCCTACTGGAAAAACGATTATCGTTCAAGGCGTGGAATATAAAGAAGGATGTGCAGTATGTCCAGTATTAACAGGACCGTCTCTTTCTAATTTAGCCATGCAAGGCGTTAGCGGAACTTACGGAAAATTTAACGTAGGCGAAAACCCACAAACTCCAGACGGAACTGATAAAACAGTATGGTCTTTCTTTTGGTATTACGATTCAACAACTACAGTACCACAATTTGATCCATCGACAAAAGAGTGGCAATTATTACCACCAGTAAATCGTATGTTTGTTATAAACTTAGATTCTCCAAGTACAAGCGAAAGTAATATGTTCGCAATGCCAGGAATTATCTTCGATACAACAGATGCAGGTATTGTATTAGCAAAAGTATACGGTCCACTTAACGAAGCAGCAGTTCCATTACGTAAAGCCGTTCCAGTTAAATCAGGAATGACATCTGTAACCGCAGCTAAAGAAGGATTTCCTTACCCAGTAGGAACACCAGTTCCTGTTAGCGCATTAAGTAAGGAACTTCAAAAAACTAAAAAATACTAATTAATGTTTTTAAACAAAGCAACAGATGAATCTAATTTAGACATGTCAGATGGTAGAGACTTAAACTACTATCTTGACATGACTAAAGATTACAAACACGATTTTACATTTAAAGTAAAAGACGTAGAAGGCTTTAAAGTTGTCGATGATGGAGAATTCCAATTCGGAACTAAAGCAAAAATGGCAGACTTCTTCATATCTCAAGTAAAAGAAGATGCGATGGTTTATGTTGCGCCAAGAACAGGTTACGCTCCTTATTCTTTGTGTCATTTAGCAAAGAAGTACAATAAAAAATTGTATCTAGTTATGCCAGCTTCTAAAGAGGCATCAGAGCACCAGTTAACAGCAATAGAAAATGGTGGAATTCCAATGTTTACTAGAATACCAGCAATGCCAACTGCAAATATTTGGGCAAAGCAATTCGCAGAAAAAATTGGAGGAAAGTATTTGCCTTTTGGATTAAAGCACGAAATGGTGGTTGCCGGTGGAGTTAGAGTATTTTACGATAACTTCAAAGACACCGATATTGAAACCATGTGGAGTGTATTCTCTACTGGAGTTTTATCTCGCACTTTACAAATCGCACTACCAAAAACTAAATTTAATGCTGTGGCCGTGGCAAGAAACATTCAAGAAGGAGAACTTGGTAGAGCCAAATTCTACACTCACGACAGAGCGTTCTTAAAACCTTCAAGGATACAGACTCCTTTTGATTCTATACAAACATACGATGCAAAAGGTTGGGAACTCCTAAAGCAACATGGGCAGCAAGGGGATTGGTTTTGGAATGTAGCAGGAAATATGCCTAAACCCACAATAAAACCTAGTGACATTGATTCAAGTCGCGAGTGGGGAGACTTTAAAGATTTTGAAAAGCACTACAAAGATTAGCTTTATTATTAGCCCTTTATTTCTTATATTTACTTCATGAATATACTACTTAAAGCAAATGAAATCGTATTCGAAAGAAACGAAGAAAAGGAGCGTATGTATGGCCCTTTTCAAGAAGGCATGCAAGAAGCAGCCAAGATTGCATCTTTATTATCAAGAAAGGAGATCACTACAGTTGATATGTACAATTGTATGTTAGCCCTAAAGTTATCAAGAGCATCTTATAATTACAAAGAAGACAATTATTTAGATTTAGTTGCGTATATTGCATCACTAAACGACTATCAAAACAATGTACAGAATGAACATTCAAAAGACAAGAAACGTAAAAACACCAAGTAGAGGTACAAGCTTATCAGCAGGTATCGATTTCTACGTACCAGAAGATTTTCAAGAAACGACCATCCACTCAGGAGAATCAGTTCTAATTCCTTCAGGTATCAGAGCACACGTTCCATCAGGTTATGCACTCATCGCATTTAACAAATCAGGAGTCGCGACTAAGCAAAATTTATCAGTAGGAGCTTGTGTAGTAGACGAAGATTACGAAGGAGAAATTCATTTACACCTAATCAATGTAGGAAGATCTCATACGACTATTAAACCAGGACAAAAGCTAACTCAATTTATTTTAATTCCTGTAAGTTATATGGATGTACATGTATTAGAAGAATTACCAGATAGAAACACAGAGCGTGGAGCTGGTGGATTTGGATCAACAGGGTTATAAAAAAAATGATATGAAAAATTTAATAGTAATAGGTCATCCCGATAAAAGAAGTTTCTGCTACAATGGTATCATGAAAACTATCAAAGAAACTTTAAAATCTAATAAAGAGGAAGTGTGCGTAATTGATCTTTACAAAGACAATATAACGTTTGATTTCTCAAAAGATAAAGTTCAAAAATATAAAGACCTTATTACGTGGGCTGATAGAATTTATTTCATATCTCCTGTTTGGTGGTTCAGATGCACTCCTGCATTAGAATCATTCTTTGATCAAATATTCACACCAGGTTTTGCATATAATTTTAAACCAATAACAAAAGTTTACGGCATACCAAAACCTTTATTAGGCAACAAAAAAGTTAGAACATATTTAACTCACGGTGCTCCAGCATTACCAGTATTAATTTTGTACTTAAATTCGGTTAAATTAAGATTGGTTATGGGTGTTTATTCTTTTGTATTCGGTTGGTTTAAAACAAAAACAAGACAGTTTTGGAGTGTGCCTTTTATTTCTCAAAATGAAAGATTAGTGTATTTGGAAAAAGTAAAAGAGGACATTAAAAAAGACCTAAAGTTTTTTACAAAATAATAAATGAAACAACTAAAATTAGACGAAGTATTTATCAACATTGCAGCAGAAATAGGCTCTTTGTCGCACTGCACCAGATCAAAAGTAGGTGCAGTGTTGGTGAAGGACGGTAATGTAATAAGTTTTGGGTACAATGGTACTCCAGCTGGAATGGACAATGGTTGTGAAGAAAATAATGTTACCAAAGACGAAGTCATTCACGCGGAAATGAATGCCATATTGAAAGCGGCCAAAAGTGGTAACGCAGTAGACGGTAGTACCCTATACTTAAGTTTATCCCCGTGTCAAAATTGTTGTAAATTGATTATACAATCAGGTATTAGTCGCGTAGTCTACTTAGAAGATTACAGAGACATATCTCCTGTTATATTTTTATCTAAATTTATACAAGTAGACAAGCATGTTATATAAAAACGCCACAGAAGCATTCGAAGTACTATTCGTAGACATCATGCAAATAGATGAAGATTTTGCAGGTACTAAAGCAATATTCAACGAAGTGTTTACATTAGCAAACCCTAGCGATAAAGTAATTACTACGCCAGAACGTAAATTCAATACTGATTATGCAGAGTACGAATGGAATTGGTATCTTAAAGGAGATCGTGATGCAACTGAAATAGCCGAACGTGCCAAGATATGGAAACAAATGATGGTTCCTGGTACTAACGAAGTAAACTCTAACTACGGTTATTTTTGGAAACTAAACGATCAGTTACAAAGAGCAATAACAGAATTACGATTTAATCCAGAAAGCAGAAGAGCAATTGTAGTTCATTACGATATCAACGAATTAGATAGGTACAAGTACGATACTCCATGTAATGACATACTTAATTTCTATATCAAAAACGGTAAATTAGAATTAACTGTATTCGCAAGATCTATTGACTTAGTATACGGTTTCTGTAACGATCAGTACACATTCGCCAAGCTTATGGAGATGGTAGCGTTTCAGTTAGATATTCCAGTAGGAGAAATGCATTGGATGGTAACTAACTTACACATCTATCCAAGACATTACGATATGTTAAAATAAAAGTTATGATAGCAACAAAATTAGCGAGAGAGTTTTTAGAAGAACAATTATCCAAGTTAGTTCCAAAAAAGTACAGTCAATTTGTGTGGTGGAGACGCTACGAAGTTAGACAGACTTTACCAGAAAAAGCTCCTTTGTACGATAAGATAATTAATGGTGACTATGAGCACTCGGATTATTATTATCAAGCAGAAATGGAGAATTATCTTCTACAAGACAGAATTAAAGACATACGATTCTACGAAGATCAGTTAGAGCACAGAAGTTTATTCGGTGCTAGATGGAAAAGATTAATGGACGATTATGCTAAAGACGAGAAAGAGATCTTAAGAAAGATGAAGAAGGACTTTAAAGCCACTTTCGGTATATCTGGTGATGAATTAGAGCTTATTATGGAAGACTTTGACGGTACAACTTTAGAATTATACATGCACGTAAAACAGTTGACCAGAGAGCGCAGAATGAAAAACTTACAATTAATATGAGCATACAATACACAATATACAAAATAAAAGAAGTGCTAACGAGAGGCATACTAACTTTTTTTAAGAACATTTGGAAATTTAGAAAAGAGCTATACAGCCACGATTGGTGGGATTATACTTTTACCCTAGAAATATTTTATCGTTCTTTGGTTATTATGGAAGAGGGCATGAGTAAGAAAGGGCTGGAAGTAGCAGAGACCAGAGACGTGAAAGTAAAACAAATACGTAGAGCAATAGAATTGCTTAAGCACAAATTGGACAGCGATTACATAGAAAGAGTGGAAGCTGAATTAGGCCCGATAAACTATACTAATTTTTTAGACGAAAAAAACTGGAAAAAATTAGAAGGCGGAAATTACGAGTTGATAGACACAGATACACCAGAAGAAAGGAAACACAGTAGAAAAGTATTCAAGCGCGCACGTAAATTAGAGGAAGAAGAGTGGAAAGAATTATGGACCATTATTAGAGGAAGCAAATTTACTACTTGGGAAAAATTCGATGGAACTGATCTTAGAAATTGGTGGGATTAAAATAAACAATATGCAATATATCAAACAAATTTTAACTGTGTTTAGCGTAGGATTAATTCTATTCACTATGTACACTCAGAACGATAAAATTACTGAGCTTAAAACTACAGTGTTAAAACAAGAAAAATTAGTAGACAGTTTACAAAACGATTTATTCTTATCTAAAATGATGAATGGAAGATACGAATTAGCTTTGGATTACTTAAAAGCGACTAATGCAAAAGCTGCAAAGCAATTTGAAACTTACGCGTCAAAAGAAACCGAGTAATTAACAATAACTTAATACTACAACCCTCTAATTTCTTAGGGGGTTTTTATTTATTAGCATGTTGAAAAATATATTGACCATTGTTATTCCTTGTAAAAACGAGGGAATAAATATTTACGATTGTGTAGGTTTAATATGTACACAAAAAAATATTTTAGGAACGAAGATCATAATAGCAGACAATTCGGATGACGAATCTTCTATGTGGTGGTTATGGAAAACAAAAACTGATTTTAAATACTCGTTAAATATAGAAGTCATAAAAGGCGGGTATCCAGCAAAAGCTAGATTAGACGGAAGTAAATTAGTTACCACTCCTTATATTCTATTTTTAGACGCTGATATAATGCTTAAGCAAAAAGATCTATTAGAAAAAATATCTGAAGAAAATAAGGATTTAATTACAGTTCCATTTGTAACAGAAAAAGAGTGGAATTGGGTGTTTAAAGCATTTAACGTATTTCAAATTTTAAGTGTTAAGCTTGGAACTCCTTTCGCTGTAGGCGGATTTCAATATTGGAATACGAAAGCTTATTGGGAATGCGGAGGTTACAAAGAAGAAGAACTATTCGCAGAAGATTATTCGGTATCTCATTTAGTGAATTCTAAAAAATTCAAGATATATAAAACAAAAGGCGTATATACTTCTGCTAGAAGATTTAAAAATAAAGGCGTATTCTATATGTTTTGGTTAATGATCAAATGCTATATGAATAGAAACAATCCAGAGTTTTTTAAACAACATCACAACTATTGGTCATGAAGTATCAAGCAATCATAGTATCAGACTTACATTTAGGCACAAAAGATTCTAAAGCAGAAGAGTTTATGGAATTTTTAGAAAAGCATCCAACAGATCTACTAATTCTTAATGGAGATATCATTGATGGTTGGGCTTTGAATAGAGGCGCTAAATGGAAAAAGCAGCACACAAAAGTCATATCTAAGTTATTGAAATTATCTAACAAGACACAGATCATTTGGATCAGAGGAAATCATGATGAATTCTTACACGAATTTATGGGAAACCATTTTGGAGGAATTGAAATTAGAGAAGATTATGTATTCAATACAAAAGTTTGGGTGGAAGATGATGTATATAGGAATGAGAGTTATTATATTTTCCACGGAGATGTTATTGATATTTTTATAACAAAGTATAAATGGCTTTCTAAAATAGGCGCGATAGGATACGATTTTGCTTTATGGTTAAATAGGTGGTACAACAAATACAGAGTGTGGAGAAAATTACCCTACCAATCAATTTCACAAAAGATAAAGAGCGGAGTAAAAGCCGCAACCAACTACGTTAATGATTTTGAAGTAACAGCGTTATCCATGGCGAGCAAAAAAGGCTGTCACGGAGTAATGTGCGGGCATATACACCAACCAGAAGACAGAATGATAAATGGTAAGCGCTATTTAAACAGCGGGGACTGGGTTGAGAACATGACCGCTATATGTGTAGAAGATACTGGCAGGATATATTTATATTCATGAAACAAGCCCTATTTTTTATCTGTTTACTATTCACATTAGCAGTAAACGCCCAAGACACGGTTAGAATCCGCCACAAAGAATTCACTACAGTATACTCAAAATCAAAGAAATATCCAGTGCTTGTAGAGTGGTACGCAACTAAAGCAAAAATAGGATGTCCTACACCACTAGCGAGAAAAGATCAATTCGCACCAGATCCTCAAATTAGAGAAGAATCTGATATAGCGAAAGATTATGTTGGTTCAGGAACAGATCGTGGCCACATGAGCCCTGCAGCTGACAACCTATGTTCAGGAGCAGAGGTACAGAAAGAGTGTTTCTATTTCACTAATATGTCTCCTCAATACCACAGTTTAAATGCTGGAGATTGGAAATCACTTGAAACTTTGACTAGAAGTTTAGCAATGCAATACGATAGTGTACACGTATGGGCAGGTAATATAGGCGAAGCTAAAAAAATTGGTAGAGTTTCTGTTCCCACTATTTGTTGGAAAGTGATTTATATTAAGAAGACCAAAGAGTACATGGCTTATATGTTCGACAATAATACAAGCAAGCCAGATGGCCTTAATAACAATAAGGTTACTTTGGAAGACATACAGAAGTTAACTCACTTCAAATTTAAAGATTAAAAATTCTGGAAAAAAGGTTATATTAGTGTTATGAAAAAGGAAGCAGAATTTCACATAGGAGATGGGCAACATTTGACCATGAAAACTACCTACACCGTTGAAATGAGAGATAAATTAAGGCTATTGACAGGAGACGGTAAAGGTCAAGATTTGGATATTATCATTACAGCAGATTTTGAAAAAATACCAAAAGAGTACCACTTGCTATTCATGAGAATGATGATGGTAAAATACGGAAGCGTAGTAAACATTCATGATAACACAAACCCATTTGAAGATCCACAGAGCCCAAAAAAGCCTTGGTATAAATTTTGGAAAAAATAATTAAAAATTAACAATATGAAAAGAGTTTTATACTTCTCAACAGCATGGTGTGGACCTTGTAAAATGTTCAAACCAGTAGTTCAACAGGTTTCCCAGGAGACAGGTATTCAAGTTACGTATATAGATGCAGATCAAGATCAAGAGACTTCAAAAAAGTATAATATCAATTCTGTACCTACTATCGTAATCGTTGATGCTTCTGGAGGTATGTTATACAGAAACGCAGGTGTTATGCCAAAGGGCCAATTATCTCAATTATTGAGAACAATAGGATAACACCACATATTTATTTACAAATGGTTTTGAAGCAGTTTCGCTTTAAAGCCATTTTATGCGATATACACTACTACTATTATTATTAAGTCCGCTGTTTGTTTTATCCCAAGACTTAAACAGCAAGGTTTCAGTAAACACTGTTAAAAATAGCGTAAGAATGGGCCCAATGACTGGGAATGCCAATCTTACGATGGGTGTTAAAAACATAATTCAAGAAGTTTTACAAGACAAAGGTTATTCACTAGTTAACAAAGAAGAAGCGGATCTTTTTGTTGAAGTAGAGATTGTGTACATGGACCAGCAAAAAACTGCTACAAATGTATCAATATTTCACAAAGACGAAAATACAGTGGTTATTAGAATGCTTGGTAAATTAATAAACAAATCAGGCAAAGTTGTTAAAAAGGAGTTGGTAACCGACGAATCTTCTGAAATATCCACATCAACATTATTGATTTCAGAGAATGGAGAGTTTAACTCAACCGTTATGAGAAACGCACTAAAAAAGACATGCGTTCAGGTTGTGAATAAACTACTCTAAACTATGAAGAAATTATTAGCAATTGTTGGACTATTATTAACATTCGGAGTTTCCAACGCTCAATTAACCGTTAACCAATCTGTAACTCCAACAACTGGATTAAAAGTTGGTGATACCATTTCAATTAAATACACTGTAGCAAGAGGTACAACTACTCCTCGTTATTTTTGGTTGAGATACCAATTTAATAATAAGGCTTTGACCTATCTTTCAACTACTTTCTCTCAAGGTAGTTCTTCTCAAACTTTCTACACTGGTTGGCCAAATTACAGATTTACTGCTAGCACAGCAAATAGCATAACGACTACAGATTTGTATGCTCAATATCTGGCTTCTCCATGGGCTTACGCCGTTAATTCAGATTGGAACGTTGGACAATTGACAGTACAAAGAACAGACGCGAATGTTAATGGAGATATAGCTACTCAAAAATATATAATTAAAGACTTAAGTGATTATAGCAATATTCATAAATTAGATTTATCTTATGCCATTGATGATACATCAGCCAGAGTTGCCGCAATCACTACGACAACAGGTTTAGCATCTTTGACTAATGTAGTTGGTAATACTTCTCAATTTAAAGTTAGAGTGTTATTTCCTTCAAATTACACAATCACAGACCATAACATTCAGTTAATGAGATTAAAAACTGATGGTAGCGGTGATATAGATTGGTCACAACAGCCAATAGCTCAAAAAGCATTAGACGCAAGCGGTGAAGCCATATTTACTTCTGGAGTTAAAGTAGGAGATAGCGTAGGAGTATTTGTAGGACCAGCATTCCAAAAAACATTTATGAATAACATCGTAACAGTTTCAGATGCATACAAAGCTTTTTTAGGTGTTTCTCAAACTGATATCGCAGGAACTCCAAATTTCTTTACAAGACCAGTATTAGAAAAAAGAGTTGGCTTAGTTACAATAGGCAATTCAACTTTTGGTGAAAGTGATTCATATTATTTATTTGCTCACGTGATGGGTATCAACGTAGCAACAAAAGCTGCGATTCCAACATCCACTTCAACTTCAGTTAGATGGTATAGTGGTTTATTAAACCAAAGTTGGTTAGACGGAGTTACTAAAAATAGAGTATTGATTACACAACCAAGTCAAACGGTAGATGCGGTATTTGCATGGGGTGGAGATTTAGATTGGTCGCACTCTTCTCATCCTGACACCATCGCTAATAGAATATCAACAGGTAACTACATTAACTCAGTGAATACAAAATCCTTTCAATCAATGTCTGTGAAATCAATGTCTTACACAGCACCAGTATTTGAAAAAGCAACATTAGGTATTACATCAACTTTAGAGAATGGTAAAGTAATATTGACTACGACTTTAACTAAGGCAGATTTAGCTGGTTTACAAGTAGTAATGAATTACGATTCTACTAAGTTAACTTTGAATAACGTTATATTTGATGCAGGTTCTACAATTACAAACTTTTCAACAAAAGATAATAGTAGATTGACATTTGGTTCAATTGATCAATTAAAAACTGCTAGAATTAAAATTGGTACTCCATATAAATTGATATTCACACCAAAAGAACCTTTAACAAATACAGCAGGTTTATTCTTCTTCGTATTAGCAGACGCTGTTGATGCACTTGGAAAGAAAATTGATTTAACAATAGAATAATTAAATGAAAAATTTAATAGTTACATTATTATTTTTACTAACATCATTTTTAGGGTTAGGACAGAGTGTATCTGCTCCTGACTCTAAATCGTTTACACCTTCTACTAACGGGCAAAACGCTAGTGGATTTTTATTAAGTGGTTTTAGTGCAACATCAACTCTATTAACATCAATCAGTTTAATTAATCCACCAAGCGGCACAACATTTTATCTTGACACAACAAGAGGTTTAGTTGCTGCAAGTGGATTTACTTTAACGGGTAATAAAACTCGTTTAGTAGTAACTGGAACGATGTCTAGTATCAATACAGCATTGGCATCTTTAAAAATAAATACAGGTTCAGTAAGAGGCAATGTTCAACTATCAGTAGCAGCAACAGTAAATCCTGTTGGATATTATTACAATGGTGTAAATGGACACTTTTATAGACCAATATCAACAACGGCAACTTATACAGGCGCAAGAGCCGCAGCATTAACAACAACATTCAAAGGCCAGCAAGGATATTTAGTAACAATTACTTCTGCTGATGAAGATGCTTTTATATTTGCTAATGTCCCGCAAGGCAATATTTGGTTTGCACTAACTGATGAAGCGAGTGAAGCTAGATGGACAATAGACGCTGGACCTGAAAAAGGAACTCTAATCAAAATCAACAATGGACAAACAAACGGAAACATACCAGGACAATACAATAACTGGGCAGGCGGTGAACCAAATAATAGCGGTGATGAAGATTATGCAGTAACTAAATGGGGTGGAGGTTCTCAATGGAACGATTTACCAAATCATTTTAGTAACCCGTATGTAATTGAATATGGAACTTGGACTAATCCTGATGACCAAACATTTACTGAATTTTATACTAATAGCGTAACTCATACAAACGGAGAAGTGCTAACAGCAAGATTTAATTTTAACTTTGGTGGTAACGTAGATGAAACTAAATTCTCAGCAAAAGCAAACACTTACGTAAATAATGCATGGAGCGTAACAACAAACACATCTAGAGCAATAAGCGGATTAGGTAAAGTTGATATTACAAACGATTTAGACACTCTTAAAGTGAGTAGCGGTGGCACTAGAGCAACAACAACTACTGGACAAGTGGAATGGTGCGTAATTTATGAATACGATGTGACTAATCAAAGATATAGAATTGGTATTGATAGTAGAGAAGTAAACGGAATATTGTCAGATCCATCTACAATTAGCAATTTACAATTATTCGATCTATGGAATGGCCCCGTAACATTTAATTCTTATGACGCCAATGGTTGGACAGAGGTATATGTTTATACATCTACACAATTTAATTTTGCAGGTTCGTCATTCGCATCATTTATTAGAGCAGGAAATGGATTTTATGGTTTAAGAGCAGAATTTACTTTCTCACAAATACAAAGCTTTAAACAACATGGAATAAACTTATCATATGCTAATCAAACTGAGTTAAATACTTTATATAATAGTATTGTAAGTGTCGCTGATGTTTATTTGGCATTTAAAGAATTATCATTGGGCGGATTATTTGGAAATGAGAGTGGAAATGAATTTACGTCAGGTTTACAATTTATGAATGCTGATGTAGATGGCAATGGCTTATTTAATGAAGCAGATACCTACAGATTACTACAGCACCTAACAGGAGTAAAATCGCTTACTGAATATTCAACATTAACCTATTTAATGAAATTATATAATAAAGTAGATTACGACGCAATTACTAAGTCTAATTGGAATACTCAATTTAATGCTACAAGAAGTTTATACCCTTTTAGTTTGAATACAGGTACACTTAACAATACTTACAATGTAAACGTAACTTGGATAGGAGATGTAAACATGTCCCATTCAGCTCAACAAACTCAGAGTAGTATCGCTAGTAATTCATATAGAAGTATGAGTTTAGCAACAAGTCCAATAGCAAGAGAAATAAATGCTACAATTATAACTGAATTAATAGGCGATAGTGTTTGTGCATATATAACAGTAGATCCTTTGCAACAAGAATTAGTGGGAACTCAATTCAAATTAAATTATGATAATAGCATATTAAAATTTAGTAGCATATCATATAAAACAAAAGGATCTCCTACTAATTACGGAACTGATAAAGGCGACTATATAAACTTTGGTTCTTTAATTACAGCTGATGGAAATTTAGATAATACTACTGAGTATAAAATTATCTTTAAAACCCAAACAAAATTAAATAACGTATTGGGATTAATTTCTATGGCTTTCACTGATGCGGTTAATAAGGCTGGATCTACGTTAAAAATTAGAATGAAGTAATGAAAAAACTGCTATTTATATTGCTATTAGTAGGTTGCACCAAAGTAGCTCCTATAGTACCAGCGCCTCCGGCTAGTAGGGATATCTTTAGCGTTTCTCAAAGTAGTGTATCAAATGGTATGGAAATAGTTTTCAATTTAAAAGCAAATGGTGTCTATACATTGACAATGGGAGATAGCATAACCAATCAAGTAGTGACTAGGGAACGCTTCAATGGCAAGACGGGTGAAAATAAGCTAAAAATATATACTAAGTCACTACCCGTTAAATATTTATATCTAGTACTAGAGGATACCTCTAAAACCCAAATAGGTAAAACAACAATAACAGTTAACTAAAAATTAAAAAAATGAAGAACATATGTATAATAGCGGTTATGGCGGTTTTATTTATGGGATGTAGAAAAGTAGATGTATTCCCTGTACCACAGACAATTAACCCTGAATTAACTATAGCTAGTACTGCTGGTATTAAATTGCAAACTGTATTCGTAACATCTGAGGTTGCTATGAATATAAAAAGTGATATAGCTCAAACAGTTACAGTTAGAATATTTGATATTGCCAATAAAGTAGTATCAAAAGAAAGCGTAAATGTAAAGGCTGGCGATAATATTGTAAAAGTATATACAAACGCATTGCCATCATCAGCATATAGAATTGGATTATTTGATGCCAAAGGCAATCAATTAGGAATAACAGACTTTAATAAATTATAAAAATAAAAAAATGGCAGAAGAAGTAGAACAAGAATCAACTGGTAAATCCTTCAAAGGAATTATCATTACTTTGGTAAGCACCGTTACTTTAGGAGTTGGTGGCTTTATCACAAACAAATTAACAGGAGGCGGAGATGACGCTGCAGCACCAGTACAACAAGCTGCACCAGTAATTAACATCAATAACACTCAGCAACAAAGCAATAGTGGTGGTGGTAAGACTGTGATCATTAAAGAAAAAGAAACAGTTAAAGAAAAGCCTGTTCCTGCTAAGCCTAAGAAAGAAGCAGACGAATTTAAAGAGAAACCAGCAGCTTGGTAATATAAAAAATAAAGAAAATGAATAAAGAGCAACAAAGTTCTAAATTTGCGGATTTACTAAAAGACATAATGACTAAGAGATGGTACATTACTGCCATGGTATTAGGTCTGTTTATACTAATCACTGCAGGTATATTCGTAGCGATTCTAATTCAAGCACCAATGGCAGCAGCTTGGAAAGAGTTGTTAATGTTATTATTGGGTGCATTCATCGGTAGCTACGGTAAGATCATTGATTACTATTACTCTGATTCTGACAAAGATAAGATGTTGGTACAAAAAGCTGACGAAGAAGATGGAGTTTCATTGTCTCACACAAACGATATGAAAGAGACGAACAAGCCAGTAACTCCTTTGATTCCAGATGCGTTTATCGCAGGAGCTCAAGCCGCTAGAGAATTAGCAGTAGTTGAAAATAAACAAAACTACGATTTAACCAAAGACGAGCAAGAGCACAGACAGATATTAGAAATAGACGAGCAAGAGCACGAACAAGAAATGGCTAAGTTAAAATTAGAACATGAATTAAAAGCACATAGATACTGTCAACATGAATGGGGAGACTCAGATAACGATGGCGAATTAGAATGTCAGAAGTGCGGGTTATTGAAAGATCAATTTGATGAAACACACTAAAATCCAAAAGTATGAATTTTAAACAATGGCTTATCGACCTTTTTAAAGACGAAAGAGGCGCAACTTCAATCAAACCAGTTATTGCGTTTATTGGTGCGTTATTTCTTTGCGGCACAATGTTAGTAAACTCTTTCTCTCATGCGGATTTTGCTCCGTCTCCTGAATTGGTAAATGCAGTAATGATTATTACTGGTATTGGTATGGGAGCTGACACCATTGACAAGTTCTCTGCGAAGAAAAAAGAATCTTAAACAAAAGGGCCGAAAGGCCCTTTTATATAAAAAATGTATATGAATAAAGTAAAAGAAAAATTGTTTTTAGGTTTTGTAAAATTAGCTTTTGCATGGACCGTATTCGCTTTAACATTTCAAGTGACTATGTTAACTTTGAGTGTAGTAAAGCCAGAATTAGCAACAAAAATAGGTAACGAATTAACTTGGAAATTAGACGGAAGATTCAAATGATAAAATTAACAGACTTACTAAAAGAAGAAGTAGTAAAAGATAAAGCATTCGAAGAGTTTGCAGATAAAAGAATGTCAGGCGCTGAAAAGATTGCTGACAACGCACATAAAAAAGGCGGAGTTTCAATGTTAACTTATCATCACTTCATAGTTAAGATGCCTTACTATAAAAAAGCTAAGGAAGGAAAGCTAGATATCGACGAAGCTAAGAGAGAATTTGAAAAGACTCTAAAGAAGATTTCATTAGGTATGTCTCCAGTAGAATTCCAAAAAGAAGTAGGTCGTTTAGAAGTACTAGGCGAATTGATTATCAAAAATAAGTAATATGAAAAAGTTAGTTGTACTTTTATTAGTGTTGGCTAGTTGTACACCTGTTAGATATGTTAACGTTGAAAGACATCATAACTATTACGAAAGACATAGATTCAATACGTACACAGTTCCAGTATGGGTTCCAGGCAGAGGCGCTGTATTACAAACTAGAATTATCCGTCCGCGTAAACCTATTGTACATAAACAAATGCCTCCTCGTCCACCAAGAAAAAACTAGATTATGAAATTACAATACAAAAAAACATTACTAATAGTTGGATTATCTCTATTGTTAACCCTATTCACAATGACCAGCTTGTGTGCTCAAACTGTAGGTAAAACTACAACAGAACAATATAAAGCTTCATTTGAAACAAAGATGGATATTAGTCAGTACATGAATTATGATGGACCAACTATTCCAATTCAAATATTGAAATGCGGTATCGGTGAAGAAGTATATGAACAGTATCCAGAACTAAAAGAAAAAAGAGTTGGTCTTGGTGTTGCTAATATCTCTTTAGAATACTTAGAGAATTTAAACAGATTCACATTCACTGAAGACAAGACTGAAATTAAGAATAGAATGGTAAAACAATTCCAAGCATCAGCAGCTGGAATTTCTCAAGATAAATTGGACGGTAGAGGTAAGATTAGATTGGCTCACTACTTTGTAGAGATCGAAGTCTACGATTGGTCAGTATCAGACGACGAAGAAGTAAACTTAAAAGATGGAGTTAAGAACACTATGGTAACTCGCTTAGGTCTACAAGTAAGATTTACAGACGCAGAGACTGGAGAGATCATAGCAGCTTCTGGTTTAGGTGAAGCAAAAACAACACGAGAGTTAACTTTATTATCTGACGCAACAGTAGATCCAGTTAAATTCAATCAATCAACAGTTTCAATAGCAACTAAAAAAGCATTAGATATTGCGTGTTCTCGTATTTTAGCAAGAATGGTTAAAAAGGGTGTATTCACCAAATAATATGGCAAACGCAAAATCAAAAAAGAGAGCAATGCGCAGTCGTCGCTCTGGTGTTAAGAAAAAACAATTAGTAGATTCTAACTTAGCAATCTTAGCTAAATTCAAATAATGAAAAAATGGCTCGTAACCTTCATTTTAACGGTTATACTATTATTCGCTAATCACGCGAAGGGCCAAACCTATACTCAAACATTTATAGACAAATGTACAGGCGAAAAGAAAATCGCCACAACTACGTACATAAACGGCAGCGCTGTAGTTTCTTTCTACGGTCAAGTAAAAACGTTCTCACCATTTGAAATTCAAACAGGTGCATTACAGATTTGGTTAACTCAAACTTATGCGCTCTATAATTCATTGGCATGTCCTGTATCTCAACAATCAACAGCTATAATAGCGCAAACTGCGGCAAGCGCAGCAACTCAAGCAGCTTCATCCGCTGCAAGTGCGGCTGCTTCAAGTGCAGCAAGCACTGCGGCTTCAAATGCGGCAAGTTCAAATGCATCAAGTGCAGCATCCTCAAGCGCATCAACAGCATCGACTTCAGCGACTTCCTCATCACCGCCACCAACCTCTTCGTCATCCTCGTCTTCTTCCCAGTCTTCATCGTCTTCTGGCTCTTCCTCGTCATCAAGCTCAAGCTCAGAGAGTGGAAGCTCAAGCACAGAAACAAAGACAGAATCTAAGCAAGAAACAAAAACAGAAGAAAAGAAAACAGAAAGCAAGAGCGAAGAAAAGAAAGAGGAATCTAAATCTGAAGAAAAGAAAGAAGAATCTAAATCAGAAGAGAAAAAAGAAGAAAAGAAAAAAGAAGATAAGAAGAAAGAGGATAAGAAAAAATCTGGAAATGTAAATCCTATGATATTCTCTGCCGACTTAAGCGTAGCAGAGCAACCGCCTAACAGACAAGTGGTACCAATGATGAATATGGGAATTTCTAAATCTTCCATGACAGGCTTATCCAGCTTTGGTGCAAACGCAACCGTGTTCTTAGACCTAAGTAAAGTAGCTGTAGGTGGAAGTTATACAAAAAGTCAAGTAAATAGCAGAGGTCAACTAGAAGCATTGCACAACTTCGGTACTACATACTTCACCGACTTTGGAAATCACATGATATTCCCAGCGTATACTTACATTCAACCAATAGATAAGCTAATCACAGGATATAATATAAGCGCTAACACTGCGTTTATACAAGGAGGATTGACAAATATATCCCCTTCTTTAATTAGCTTCGCCATGTATCCCATAATTGTAGGGAGAAAGACTATAACCCCAGATCTATTTATGATAGCTTCTCCGTGGGCTATTTCTTTAAATAGTGGAGTTCAAACTAGAAATAGAGACTTAACATTCTTGACTGGTTTCGCTACAGACTTTAAAATCACTAGAAAGTTTAAAGTGAATGTTAACTTTAAAATTATGGTAAGCACCGCAAATCAAAGCATACCAATAAGATCTTTCATGATCGGTAGCAAATTGAATTTATAATCAATCTGTTATATATAATAAAAAAGAATATTTAAAAAAACAGCTTAAATATTTTTTTATATCAAAACAGTTTCGTATATTACATATCTATTCATTAATTAAAAACAAAATGACCATGAAAAAAATCATGTTTGTTTTCGCTTCAGCATTAGTATTGGCTGCTTGCGGAACAGGAAACGGTGAAGCGACAGCTACAACTGACAGTGCTACAGTAACTGTAGACACAACTTTAGCAACAACAGATTCGACTGCTGTACCAACAGAAGTTCCAACTGAAGTTACTACTGACAAAGCTTTACCAGAAGGAATTAAATAATCAACTTAATTTCAAGGGGTCAGGGGTCACTACGCCTGGACAGACTACCGTGGAAACGTCTTTTTACTTTTAAATTAATAAGTTATGTATATGAGAGTTAAATGCATCAAAGCCGACGATACTAATGTTTTAGTAGAAGAAGCAATATACACAGTTGATGCTGTAACAAGTAAAGGCAATTACCTTTTAGCTGAAACAAATCCTCCAGAAGGTTTTAACTGCTTTGATAAACATCGATTCAAAATCTTAGAAATCTCTTCTCACGAAGACGATTTAATTAATGAATACGGATTTGATGAAGAAGAGCTAGACATTATCTTCTCATAATTCATATATTTATATACTCACATGGGGATGCTTTGGAATTGATTCACAATTCGGAGGTAATACCACACGCAGAGAGAAGTACTAGATCTCTTTAAATCTGTACAAAACAATAACCGACGAAATGTCAACAATGACCTTCGATTCTTTAATGGAATTCGTAGGCGCGAACGAGTACGCATTAGCTGCTTAATTAGCATCGGGTGTAACATCCTAGGAACAGAAGTTACAAGCCAAATTTTCTTAGTTTAGATTAAAATTAAGTGGTGGATATCGTAAGGACCAAAAACCATACGACCCTTTTACTGATCAGCTTAAAACGTAGATCTAAGCGTGTGAGACGTTGGTATTATTATTCATTGTGAAGACACGAGTTCGACTCTCGTCATCTCCACCAAAATAAAAGTTATGAAATGGATTCTTTCTTTTGTAGTAGGGGTGTTCTTTACAATACCCTTAAAAAGTACGATTTACTTTTTTAAGTCTGAGGAAACCGAGATTGTAAAGACTGACACGGTAACGGTGACAACTTATACCACAGATACAAGCGAAACTGATGAAGAGCCACTAATAACAGCTAGTGGTTTTAAACTTGATTCTCTTAATCCAAAAAGACATAAAATAATCGCGGTAAGTAGAGACTTAAAAAAGAGATATCCTTTTGGGTCTAAAGTAAAAATAAAAGGATTAGGTAAGAAATATGATGGAGTGTATAAAGTAGAAGACGTAATGCACTCAAGGTGGAGAAAGAAAATAGATCTACTTATAAATCCGAAAGACAAACAGTTTAAAAAGAGAAGAGTTATAATAACTCCTATTGAAAAATAAAAACACAACTACCTGCCGCTGGTATAACCAGAGCATGACTTGGATGGCGACTTAGAAAAATTGTAGGTAGTTTGTTTCAATATTAAGGTTGATTGGAATGTATCCTTTAACTGTAGAAAGGGCGGGTACCTCGCGGTTAGAAATGCCAATCGTAAAAGCAGATGTCCACGCACCCATCTTCTGCTTTCCTAAATTTTTTTGGGTTGATTGGGGAATGGTATAGGTTAGCCTGTTGGTGGCGCTCAAAAAGCATTGGCCGACTATATCGGAGTTTAAACCATCATTAGTAATGCCAATCATAAAAGGAGTTGTCCACTGAACCATCCTCTCCTTTCCTAAATTTAATATGCCGGTGTGGCGGAATAAACAGTGTCTACTGACGAGTAGCATTGAGACGTACCTGATTCGAAGTGGTGGAGTGACCGAAAAGGACTCCGTGAGGGTGAAAATCCCTTCCACCGGCACCGTATTGGTTTAAAAAAAATCAAAAATTAGTAATAGTATTACCGATATTGCGATAATTTTAAACTGACAAAGACGTTAGCTGTAAACGTCTTATATAAAATAAACAGGACCATTGGCATTGACGTCTTAAGCTGGTGGTTGGTGGTTGAAGAAACGCAATACTAAGGGTCTGCAGCCCTAGTCTAAGTATTGTCGCCACCGTAATGCCTTGCTAGCTCAGTTGGTAGAGCAGCTGATTTGTAATCAGCAGGTCGGCGGTTCAAGTCCGTCGCGAGGCTCACAAATCGTTCGAACGTGGAACGACGAAGACGGCCATGGCATACCGTAAGATCTGCTTGCTTAATAGCCCCGAATCGTATGTCGGCGATGTTGGCAACTCATAGGGTAATTTAAAAGTTGTAACGGAGAGATGGTAGAGTTGGTCTATTGCACCTGACTTGAAATCAGGAGACTGTCACAGGTCCGTGGGTTCGAATCCTACTCTCTCCGCATTGCCCTTTAGTATAACGGTAGTACGACTGTTTTTGGTACAGTTTGTTGTGGTTCGAATCCATGAGGGGCAACTCAATTAAAAATTAAAACTATGTTTTTTACTTATTACGTTATATGTGTACTTTATTGCTTCTACCAACTTTTCAATAGATATCAAAAAAGATATAACGATGGAATGATTGGATTGTCTCCAGGACTAGACGCTATTATGGTTGTGATAATGGCTTGGGTACTTGCTCCTATAGATGTATCTTTGACTTGGATTAGATGGTACAAAGAAGCTGAACAAGCTAGAATCAATCAAAGTAAATTTGATATTAAAATAGACGAAGAAGACGGAGTCTATTAGTAGAAATAATTGCTGTTGTTCTTTGACATATAGGAGAAATAAACCATGGAAACACTATCATTCGTTTTAGGGATGAGCTTAGTGGTGGTTATCGCTTTAGCGGTAGTTGCTGTTACTGCCTTCGTTAAGACCATAAAGTTAGAAAAAAGAATCGAAGACCTTAATAGAGACGTTATTGAAATTGACGCTCAAACAAATAGAGTACTATCCTTAGAGATAGAACGAGTTGACAGAAATCGAGTAGAATCGGAACAAGCTATATACAGCATAATGGATTCTCGACTAGATAAATTAGAACAAAAATTAACTAACAAAAAATAAAAAATAAGTCAGAGAACAACAGCTTTACTTTAAACTTTTATTTCTCCATATTCTCCATAATTGTTACATTTATATATAAATCTATAACATTATGGAAACATCCTACACCTGCCAATTCTGTGGCAAAGACACTTCAGAAGTAGAATACGATTATCTTTCAGGTACAGACCATCTTTCTTGTGCATTAGAGAAAGAACAAAAACAACGCTATGTTAAAATGGAATATGGACCTGGCGATGCTGTTATAGATAGACCTCCGTATAAAAATCCCATTGAAAAATGCGTTATCTGTGGAGCTGAAACCGCTTACAGATTTAACGATCACATCGATTATCGTTTCAATTACGTAGAAGGCGCTGGACAATTATGCGAAAAATGCGGAGGAAATAAAGAAGTGTCTGAAACATTTACAGAAGTCGAACCTTTAGGTATTCCAGATCCCGGTCACATGTTGATATTAGTAGACGAAACTACTATCGTATACACACCAAACGATGCTGAATTAGGAGCTAAAGTAAGAAAAATATATTGGGATTTAAAACAAGAAAAAAACAAATAATGAATCAAAAACAACCACAGGTAGATTTAACCAAAACCACACCATGGCTTTGCGACAGTTGCGGTCACAATGCTTTTACTATGGGATTGCTATTAAGAAAGGTTAGTAAATTTTTATCTGCAGACGGAAGAGAAGGCTTGGCACCAGTTCAAGTGTTTTGTTGCGTTAAATGCGGACATGTAAACAAAGATTTTTATCCACCAGAATTAGCAATAACAGAAAGCAATGAAAAAGACGAAGAATAGAGAAGTATACGGAGACAACATCATATACACATCAGAAAACACAAGACAAGTTCTAAAGACTGATTCTATAGTCGATGGTATCGTAGATCAATTTATCGACAGATCAAGAGTCGGTAAAGCAAAGTACAACACGGATTTAGACAGAACAGATCTATCTTTATCAGAATGGTTGCAACACGCAATCGAAGAACACATGGATGCAATTCTGTATCTACAAAAAATAAAGTCTACAATAGACGGTAAAAAATAAGACAATGCCAAAACATGTATGGGGAGTAAATTATGCTTATCAGAAGTCTGTGTCTTATTCACAGTATTCTATATACAAGCAGTGTCAATATCAATGGTATCTTAACTACATTAAGAAACTAAAGATATTCAAACCCTCTGTGCATTTAACTTTCGGTACCTCTTTCCACGAAACCATGCAAGACTGGTTAAAAGTAATGTTCGAAGAGTCTGCTAAAAAAGCAGACGAAATGGACTTGGCTGGATTATTAAAAGAAAGAATGTACGAGAATTATAAAGAGGCTTTGGAAGAACAGAAAGGCGAGCACTTTATAAAGCCTAACGATTTCAAAGAGTTTATAGAAGACGGTATTACTATATTGGATTGGATCAAGAAGAGAAGAGGCGAATACTTTAATTTAAGAACTACTAAGCTAATAGGTATAGAGATTCCAATCGAGCAATACATAGTAGAAGAGATTCCAAATGTGATCATGACGGGTTCTATCGACTTGATCTTCTTTAATAAGAACACGGAGACTTACGAGATCTATGATATCAAGACTTCAACAAAAGGTTGGAACGATAACGACAAAAAAGATAAGAACAAAATAAGTCAGCTACTTTTGTACAAACACTTCTACTCAAGAGCTCTAAACGTTCCTATAGATAAAATAGAAGTTAGATTTTTTATAGTAAAAAGAAGACCTTATGTTAGTCCTGATTTTCCTACTAAGTACGTTCAAGAGTTCATTCCAGCACAAGGCACTAAGAAAGTAAAAGATGCAGTGGCCGAATTTGAATCCTTTGTTAGAGAAACATTCACAGCAGACGCAAAGTACATAACAGAAAGAGAATACACAAAGAACTTAGACGGTTGTAAGTGGTGCCCATTCAAAGACAAACCAGAGCACTGCGACCGAACAAATAAAAAAGTTTTGTTATAAATTTATATTTACTCTTTATCTACATATTTATAGTAAATAAATTACAATATGGTTAGCAAAACAAAAAGGGTAATTACGTCTGTAAAAATACCCGAGACTCTATACGAGGACTTCAAGATCACCTCAATAAGAACTAAGATGAACTTACAAGACATAGTGGAGAGAACGATGTATATGTATTTGACTGATTCTAGCTTTAGAGCTAAGTTACACGAGCAATACAATACTTACTACACTGGATCTGAAATAATTAACGCAATAAAATAAGTTACAAAAATGATTAAAGGTTACACTCCAAAAGATCAAAGAAAAAAGATCTTGTTTTTGTGCGATGACATTAGAATGACAAGCGGAATTTCTACAATAGCTAGAGAACTTGTTATTGGCACATCACACAGATTTAATTGGATCAACGTAGGCGGAGCTATCCAACATCCAGACAATGGAAAAAGATTGGACATAAGCGAAGATACAAATAAAATAATGGGAATTCCTGACGCGTCTGTGTTTATATACCCAATAAACGGATACGGTTCTCCAGAATTGATTAGACAGTTGATGGACATTGAGAAGCCTGACGCTATCATGTTTTTCACAGATCCAAGATATTGGACATGGTTATTTCAAATGGAAAACGAGATTAGGAAAAAAGTTCCTATGATCTACTTAAATATTTGGGACGATTTACCCGCTCCTCTTTATAATAAGTCTTACTACGAATCTTGCGATACACTAATGGCGATTTCAAAACAAACTTTGAATATCAATAAACTTGTATTAGGCGATAAAGCTGCAGATAAGATTTTAAAGTATATTCCTCACGGCATAAACGAGAAGATATTCTTTCCAATCAACGAATTTATGGTTCAAGACATACAAGCGCTTGAAGCAAAAAAGAAAGCGGTATTCGGAAATAATATTCCAGAGTTCGTTGTTTTTTACAATGCTAGAAACATTAGAAGAAAGTCCACATCTGATTTGATAGCAGCTTATTCTGTATTCTGCGAGAAGATAGGAAAAGAAAAAGCTAAAAAATGTGCTTTACTTATGCACACTCAAGTGAGAGACGATAATGGTACAGACTTAGAGGCGGTTAAAGATTTATTATGCGATCCAGAATATGTAAGAGTTGTTTTCCACGATGCTAGAGTGGCTGCTAACGAAGTAAACTGGCTATATAATATGTCAGATGTTACAGCATTAATCTCCTCTAACGAAGGTTGGGGATTGTCTTTAACAGAATCTTTAATGGCAGGTAGAATGATCATTGGTAATGTAACCGGTGGAATGCAAGATCAGATGAGATTTGAAGATGAGAATGGCAAATGGATCGACTTCGACGAAAACTTCTGTTCTAACCACTTTGGAACTTATAAAAAGCATGGAGATTGGGCTGTACCTGTATACCCTTCTAACTTAAGCATTGTTGGATCTATTCCAACTCCGTATATCTTTGACGATCGTTGCGATATTAGAGATGTTGCAAAAGCTATAGAAGAAGTTTATAACTTAACGCCTGAAGAGAGACAACAAAGAGGATTGAATGGAAGAACTTGGGTACAATCAGAAGAATCTATGATGAGTGCAAGCAAAATGTCAGAGAATGTCATAGATTGTATAGAAGAAACTTTCAATAAATTCAAACCAAGAAAATCTTTCGAATTAATCAAAATAGATAAATTACCAAGAAAAAAAATAACACACAAATTAATATATTAATATGAAGCAATATTGTGTAGTAAGTTGTCCAATAGACACTTATTCAGGTTACGGAGCAAGAGCTAGAGATTTCGTTAAAGCATTGTATGAATCTAAAAAAGAAGAATACGATATTGAAATTATTTCTCAAAGATGGGGAGTTACTCCATGGGGATATATAAAAGATCATGAACAAGAATGGGGTTTTTTAGAGCCAATGATCATGAAACAACAGATGACAAAACAGCCAGACGTTTGGATTCAAATTACAGTGCCAAATGAATTTCAAGCGGTAGGCAAATTCAACATCGGAGTTACAGCAGGTATAGAAACCACATTATGCCATGCAACTTGGATAGATGGAGTTAACAGAATGAATCTGACATTAACTTCTTCAGAGCACGCTAAAAATGTTTTTAAGCAATCTACTTTTGAAGAAAAGAATGGTCAAGGTCAAGTAGTTAGACAAATCAAATTAGAAAGACCAGTTGAAGTACTATTCGAAGGTGTTGATCTGAACAAATATTTTTATGTAGCAGACGAAGATTTAGAAGGCACTGAATTAGTTCAAGCTTTGGATGAAATAAAAGAAGACTTCTGTTACTTGTTTGTCGGACATTGGTTACAAGGAGATTTAGGCGAGGATAGAAAAAATGTAGCCTTAACAATTAAGACATTCTTAGAAACATTTAAAGATAAGAAAAGCAAACCAGCTTTAATACTTAAAACATCAGGAGCAGGATCTTGTATTATGGATAGAGATGAGATGCTTAAAAAGATTGATGCAATAAGAAACACTGTAAGTGGAAGTTTACCTAACATCTACTTATTACATGGAGAGATGGACGACAAAGATATCAATAATTTGTACAATCACGGTAAAGTTAAAGCTATGATTAGCTTGACAAAAGGCGAAGGTTTTGGTAGACCACTATTAGAGTTTACTTTAGCCAAAAAACCATTGATAGTAACTGCTTGGTCAGGTCACATTGACTACTTATTTATGGAAAATACATGCATGGTAGGAGGAACACTAAAAGGCGTTCATCCATCAGCTCAAGTAAAAGATATGATATTAGCTGAATCTGCATGGTTTAGTCCTGATACAAAGCAAGCAGAGTTCTATTTAAAAGATATTTTTGAAAAGTACTCTAAGTATGAAGAGCGCGCAAAGAAACAAGCGCATCAATCTAAAACTAAATTTAGCTTTGATGAGATGAAAAAAGCTTTAGAAGCAATATTGAATAAAATTCCTAAAAGTGTGGGATTAACATTACCTAAATTAAAGAAAATAGAAGTTAAAAATGACAAGTAAAGAATTTATTATTTGGATGCGAGGATTTACAGAAGGAGTTCACGATTTTAACATTACCCCTAAACAGTGGGATACATTAAAAGAGAAATTAGCTGAGGTAAATGATGAACCTCGTAATACAATAGCGTACTATTCTAAAGATGGTAGACCCACTTGGTACACAACTACTAATTCAACTAACGAAAAAACATTATTAAATGACTGATCAATTAACATCATGTCCAAAGTGTAAGGCAGAAGATGCATGTTACATAACTCCAATTAATGAGTTTCATAGTGGATATGCATGCTTTAGTTGTGGTTTTACAACTAGCGATTTAATGAGAGAAGGCGAATTTGATTTCGAACAATACGAAGAAGAGATGCCTGAACTTTACAAAGATTTAAAATACACAGACGAAGAAGGGCGCGTATGGTATCCTCAAGTAATTAACATAGAAGATAAAGGCACCGTATTTGCGAATGGTGGTTCTAAAGAGGATTGGCAATGGGCTGGAATTAAAACTATAGAATTAACAGAAGAAGAGAAAGAGCTTCCTAAATTTAAAGGCAAGACCCATAAATCCGATTCAGCTAGCTTACAAGGATTTGAAACAGATTTCTTTGCGGCGTGCGATTATATAGGATTATTTGATATAAAATAAAGACTATAATTTTTTATATTTTTTTATAAAATTAACATATTTATTAGTATGGAACAAACAAAATCGATTCACATTAATCTTAAATTACATACAGAAATTAAAAAGTATTGTAATGATAATGGTTTAAAATTGCAAAAATTTGTAGAAAAACTAATAAAAGATGGATTATTTAAAAATATACAATCGAATAATAGCTCGAGCTAAACTAGAAAATAGAAAAAAAACAATTGAGATATATTATGAAGCGCATCATATAATACCTGAATGTTTAGGAGGAAATAAAAATAAACAAAATATGGTTTTATTGAGTGCAAGAGAGCATTTTATATGTCATTGGTTATTACATAACGCATTTAAAACAAATAAAAAATTATTTTATGCATTCTATATGATGTGTAAAGTTAAAAATAAAAATCAAAATAGATATACACCTAGTTCGAGAATAGTAGAGTACGCTATATTACAAAAAAATAAAATGAGTATTATGCCCTCAGGAAGTAATCATTATATGTTTGGAAAAAAACATAGCGAAGATACAATACAAAAAATGAAAATTTCTAAAAAAGGTTGTGTATCATTTAGAAAAGGAAAACCAGCAATAAATAGAAAACAAGTACAAGATTTGGAGACAGGGAGAATATTTGAATCACTATTAGATGCTTCTAAGTATTATAAACTTAGTCAATCTTATATTAGTAAATTACTAAAAGAAAAACGCAAATTAAAATATTACAATCAACATGATTAAAATAAGTTACGCGATTACTGCACACAACGAGGCAGAAGAATTAAATAGACTACTAAAGCAACTTACCGAAGGTAAGGATTCAGGAGATGAGATCATCATTCAGTTAGATGATACTGCTACAGACAAAGTAAAGTTTGTTGTAGACTCTTATCCAGTAAAGTCAATTACATTTCCTCTTAATAAAGATTTTGCGTCTTTTAAAAACAACTTAAAAAATAACTGCACCGGCGACTACATCTTTTTTATAGATGCAGACGAATATCTATCTGAGCACTTATTAAAATTACTTAGAGAAGTCTTAGAAGCAAACGACAGTGTAGAATGTTATGGAGTTCCTAGAGTAAATACAGTTAAAGGTCTTACAGAAGAACACATTAAAACATGGCATTGGAGAGTAGACGAAAAAGGTAGAGTCAACTGGCCTGATTACCAAACAAGAATATGTAAGAACGTTCCTTCAATACAATGGGTTGGAAAAGTTCACGAAAGATTAGAAGGTTGGAAAACCTCTTCTATATTTCCTGCAGAATTTGAAGACTGGGCTTTATATCATCCTAAAGATATTGACAGACAAGTAAAACAAAATTCTTTATACAACACGTTATGAGTAAAGTAGCACTAATCACTGGTATTAACGGCCAAGATGGAAGTTATTTAGCGGAGTTATTATTGGAAAAAGGATACGAAGTACATGGTATTTTAAAAAGAAATTCTGTAGCTGAAAATCAAACGGCGAGAATTCAAGTCTACGATAAGATTAAAGATAATTTAACTTACGCAGATATGACTGATCTTGCCTCTTTAAATAGAGTCATAGGTAAAGTACAACCAGACGAGATATACAACTTAGCAGCTCAGTCTCACGTAAGAATCTCTTTCGATCAACCAGTTTACACAGCAAATACAGTGGGTATAGGAACTCTAAATCTATTAGAAGCTACTTTAGCTACGTGTAAGAATGCAAAGATATATCAAGCCTCTTCATCGGAAATGTTTGGTAACTCTATAGACTCAGATAGATTTCAAAGAGAGACCACACCAATGAATCCAGTATCTCCTTACGGATGCGCTAAAGTATTTGGGTATAACATCACAAGGAATTATAGAAATTCTTACGGTATGTTTGTATCTAACGGAATTCTATTTAATCACGAATCTCCAAGAAGAGGTACGAACTTCGTAACAAATAAAGTAGTTAAAGAAGCGGTTAAAATATTCTACGGCCAATCAACAGAATTAAGATTAGGAAACTTAGAAGCCACAAGAGATTGGGGTCATGCTAAAGATTATGTAGAAGCAATGTGGAGAATATTACAATTAGACGAGCCTAACGATTTTGTTTGTGCTACTGGAGTTTCACACTCAGTTAAAGAATTATGCGAGTATGTATTCACTAAGTTAGGTTTAAACTACGAAGACTACGTAAAGTTAGATATGAAGTTCTTAAGACCTGAAGAATTAGCAGATTTAAAAGGTGATCCTACCAAATTAATGAAAGCTACAGGTTGGGTACCCACATATACATTCGAAACAATGCTTGATGAAATGATTGCATATTGGAAGTATGAACTAAATAAAGTATTCTAATGATAAAAGTAATTACAGGAGGAACTGGATTAATAGGATCTGCTTTTAATGAAGGAGTTAAATTAACTTCTAAGAGAGATCTAAGAGATTACGATAAGGCAAAGTTTGCAATATCAATATACAAGCCAAACGTAGTAGTACATTGTGCTGCTAAAGTGGGTGGAGTTGGAGCAAACATGGAATTTCCCGCAGATTTTTTCATGGACAATATTAGAATGAATACGAATGTGATTCAAGCTTGTCACGAATTAAAAGTATCTAAGCTAGTATCTTTTTTATCTACATGTGTATTTCCTGATAAAGTGGAATACCCATTAGATGAAACTAAAATAGAATTAGGCGCACCACACCCATCAAACTTCGCCTATGCTTATGCTAAAAGAATGGCGGACATACAAATCAGAGCATTCAATAAACAATACGGCACACAATATTTTTCAGTAATTCCATGTAACGTATATGGTCCAAATGATAACTATAGTTTAGAAGTTGGTCACGTGATTCCAATGTTAATTCATAAGTGTTATCTTGCTAAGAAAAATAGAAAAACATTCGAAGTATGGGGTGATGGCACTCCACTTAGAGAATTCGTTTATTCTAAAGACGTAGCCAATATAGTAGATCTGCTTATCCAGAAATACGAGGGGACTGATCCTGTGATCATATCTAATCCAACTGAGTATTCTATTAAGCAAGTAGTTGATCTGATTGTGGAGTACATGGGCTTTAAGGGGAAAGTAAAGTGGTTGACAGATAAACCAAATGGTCAACACAGAAAACCATCTTCTAATGCCAAACTTTTAAGTATTATAGGAGACTATGAATTTACCACTTTGGAGAAAGGTTTAAAAGAGTCAATAGAATGGTTTATATTAAACTATCCAAACATTAGAAAGTAATGACAAGAGAATTAGTTATAGCAGCGTACGACAAATATCTAGATTGGTTAGACAGATTGAACTCAGATATTAAACAAACGGTATACAGAAAAGGAGATGAGCCCGCAGAAAGAGATAACGAAATTAAGATAGAACCAAATAAAGGAAGATGTGTACACTCTTTCTTTAATCACATATACACAAACTACGATAACTTATCTGATATTACATTCTTTGTACAAGATTGGCCATTCGATCATTGGGAAGACGTAGTAGAAGTTGTAAATAATGGCACAGAAGAATTAAGATGTCAATTAAAAATAGGAGGTTATTATGGATTTCATTTCAATACAATAACAGTTCCATCTCCATTAGGCGGTACAATGTGGGCATTAAGTCCATCTAAACAACACGGAGAAGGAAGAGTGTTAATATGTCAAAGTAATGGTGCACCACAAGATAGCAATCCTAATATTGATGTAGATAGATATTGGAATAGATTTTTTAACCAAGCTCCTCCTTCAGAATATGAATTCATGCCAGGCGGACATTTCGGAATTACCAAAGAACACGCACAATTAAGATCTAAAGAGTTTTATAAACATGTAGCAGATTTCTTATTAGAAGAACCAGTTGCTCCATGGATTATAGAAAGATTAGAATGTTATATATTCAACCCAAACATAAAATGATTAAATTAGAAAACATACAAGAGTTAGTTGGCAACCACGTAGCGCCTTACATTTACAACGCAAAGAACTTTACTCCTGGTATTACACCAATCTATTACAGCGGTCCTTATTGGGATAACAAAGAAACAGAAGCAGCTATTGAAAGCTTTTTAAACGGTAAGTGGATTACAACAGGAGAAAAGGTTTATAAGTTTGAGAATAGATTTAGCAAGAGATTTAATGTTAAGCATTCTCACATGGTAAATTCTGGAAGTTCTGCAAACTTAATTCTTATCGCAGCATTAAAGAGAAGGTTTAATTGGGCAGACGATGATGAAATTCTTGTGTCTCCTGTTGGATTCGCTACGACTGTATCAGTGTTATACCAACACAGATTAAAACCAGTGTTTGTAGACATTGAATGGAATACACTTAACTTCGATCTAAAAAAATTAGAAGAGAAGATCACGGATAAAACAAAAGGCATTTTCATATCTCCAGTATTGGGTAATCCTCCAGATATGGATAAGCTCGTAGAACTTGCAGAGAAATACGATTTAAAACTAATAGGAGATAACTGTGATAGCTTAGGATCAAAATGGAATGGTAAGTACTTAAGCGAGTACTACGTAGCATTCTCGAATTCATTCTATCCAGCGCATCACATATCAACTGGAGAAGGTGGTATGGTATGTACTAACGATGATGAGTTAAAGAAACTATTCGTTAGTCTTAGTTGGTGGGGTAGAGACTGCTACTGCATTGGATCTGCTAACTTATTGCCTTGCGGTACATGTGGAAATAGATTCGATAAGTGGTTAGAGAATTATGACGGCGTTATAGATCACAAGTATGTATTTAGCGAAATGGGTTATAACTTAAAACCATTAGATTTACAAGGCGCAATTGGCTTAGAGCAATTAGAGAAGTTACCTATTATGGAAGCTAAGCGTAGAGTTGCACAAGCTAGATTAGAAAAGATCTTTACAGATAATATACCAAACTTAAGAGCTCCATCTAAATTAGAGCAAGCAGATCCTTGTTGGTTCGGCACTCCATTCATATGCGAAGAAGATGGATTGAAACATAGATTAGTGGCATTCTTAGAAGCTAACAAAATACAAACAAGAAACTACTTTGCTGGAAATATCTTAATGCACCCAGGATATGCATTCTTAGATGACTATAAGAATTATCCAGAGGCGAATAAAGTATTAGACAAAGTATTCTTTATCGGAGCTGCGCCGCATTACACTGAACAAGTGTTTGAATATATTGAAGAAGTAGTAAAAAAGTTTAAATAATGATATCAGTATTCGGAGCGACAGGATTCATAGGATCTAAGTTCTATAACAAATATAAAGACGAGTGCGTTATTGTACCAAGAGAACAAGTAGTACCACAATCCAATAAGGTGTTATATCTGATCAGTACAGTAGACAATTACAACGTATTAGATAATTCATTCATTGACATAGAGACAAATCTTATTCATCTAATGAAAGTGTTGGATAACTGTAAAGGAAAAGATATTCATTTTACTTTTGTAAGTTCTTGGTTTGTTTACGGAGATACGCATCTACCAGCTAGAGAATCTTCTCCTTGTAAACCTAAAGGATTTTATTCTATTACTAAATTGGCTGCAGAGCAATTGATAGAATCTTATTGTAAAACTTTCAATATCAAATACAACATAGTAAGACTTGGAAATGTAATAGGTAAAGGAGATGGTAAAGCTTCTAAGAAAAAGAATGCATTGCAGTTTCTTATTGACGAGATGAAAGCAGATAGAGATATTAACTTATATAATAACGGAGAATTCTATAGAGACTTTGTACACGTAGATGATGTAGTAGATGGTCTTAAGTTTGTGATTGATAAAGGAGAAATTGGAGAGATATATAACTTAGGATCTGCAAGAAAGCCAACTCTATTCAAAGATATTATCGCTTATGCTAAACAAGAAATAGGATCTAATAGTAACATAGGAACTATGGAAGCATCAGATTTTCATAAGATAGTACAAGTAGAGTCTATGTATTTAGATTCTAGTAAATTAGGATCATTAGGATTTTTTCCGTCAAAAGGAGTTTACGAAGCAATTAAAGAATTGTTATGATAACATATAATAAGATAGGACATTTTGGAAGATTAGGTAATCAAATGTTTCAGTTCGCTGCCACTGTTGGTATTGCTAGAAAAGCAAATCAAGGGTTTGCGTTTCCCAAAGAGAATACAGAAGTACCTAGTGTAGAAGACTTTAAAGATGGAGTTAGACGAGAGGTCTATTTCGATTTGCCAAAATACTTTCCAAATGTAGAAAGAACTCTACAACCTTTAGAAGAGATACAAACATATCACGTAGCTCAAGAACCATACTTCCATTTCTGTCCTGATTTATTTACTGTACCTGATCAGACAAATTTAATGGGATACTTTCAAACTGAAAAGTACTTTGAACATTGCTCTGATTTAATATTAGGATATTTTCAATTTGATAAAGAGATTAAGAAACAAGCAGAAAATAATTTTCCACATTTTCCTAGTAAAGTAGAATATGTATCAATACATTTAAGAAGAGGAGATTATGCAGGTCTTCAACAGTTCCATCCAGTTATGGATGCAGATTATTATTTCGATGCTATGACTGAATTCATGGATGGAGATTACTGCTTCTTAATATTTTCTGATGATATACAATATGCCAAAGAATTATTTGGAGAACAAGAGAATATTGTTTATGTAGAAGGAAACGATCCAGCAGTAGATATGTGCATGATGACTATGTGTGATCACAACGTAATAGCAAATAGTAGTTTCAGTTGGTGGGGTGCATGGTTAAACGATAATACAAACAAAAAGGTTGTAGCTCCAAAAAGATGGTTCGGACCTGCATACAAGCACGTTCACAATACAAAAGATTTATACCCTGAATCATGGATAGTAAAGTAAAACCATTCTTTAGTGTAGCCATACCCACATGGGGAATTCGAGGTAAAGGGGTAGAGTACTTAGAACACTCATTTAACATACTAGCTCAACAGAGTTTTACAGATTTTGAAGTAGTTGTATCAGATCATAGCGAAGATAATGATATAGAGAACTTGTGTAATTCTTGGAGTTCTATGATGGATATTAAGTACATAAGAAACTCTTATGGTCGAGGTAAGATAGCACCGAATTTGAATAATGCAATAAAACATTCCAATGGTGTATTCATTAAGATGTTATTTCAAGACGATTTTCTTTACGACACTGATTCACTTCAGATCATATTCGATAGTATAGCAGAGAATCAAGATAAGGATTGGTTTATCACCTCTTGTGTACATACCGATGATTGCATCACGATGTATGATAGAATGACTCCATACTATCACAGTCGTATATATGTAGGAGTAAACACTATAAGTTGTCCTTCTGTATTAACTGTTCGTAAAGAAGCAGATATGCCTATATTTGATGAGTCTCTGAATTGGTTAGTTGACGTGGAATACTATAAAAGATTGCATGACGCATACGGAGATCCAGTTGTGATTGATATCATTTGTGCAGTCAATAGAAACGCAGAAGTTAGAGCTACTAACATAATAACAGAAAAGCAAAAGCAAGAAGAAATATCAAGAGTAATAAGAATGTATGAAACTAAATAACGTAACCATCGCTGCTGTAGCAGGCACTAAAGCTGTCGAAACTTTAAAGGCTATCAAGTACTCTATGAGAGAATTGGAGTTTGACCGTGCGATCCTAATTACTCCTGACGATATACAAGATGACGTGGTAGAGATAATCAAATGTGAACCGTTAAACTACGAACAATATAATCACTTTATAGTTTATAGATTGCACGAGTATATTAACACAACACATTGCTTATTAGTTCAGAATGATGGATATGTAGTGAATCCAGATAGTTGGCAAGACGAGTGGATGCAATACGATTATATAGGAGCTTTATGGCCATTACCTCAAGATGACTTTTCTTTTAGAGATCAAGATGGTAACATACAAAGAATGGGCAACGGAGGATTCACACTAAGAAGTAAAAAGTTATTATGTGTGGCAAAAGATTTAGATTTAGAATGGAAACAGTATTATGGATTCTATCATGAAGATGGATTCTTTTGTTGTCATCATAGAAAAACTTATGAATCAGCAGGATGTAAGTTTGCTCCAATAGAAGTGGCAGCTGAGTTCAGTCATGAAACTATGGTAGCAGAGAACTATGGAAACATACCATTCGGATTTCATGGAAGAGACAATTATTATTATCACGTAACACAAAAAAGTTTATAATGAGCAATCAAGAAAGATTAGAACAGCTGTTTAATACTCCACGTATGGGTCACGCAGCATTAGAACCTCACAATAGTGTAAGAGGTTTGTATGAATTAATACAACACTACTTCAAACCAGAATTTGTGATGGCAGAGATTGGATCTTTTCAAGGAGTTTCAACTATGTTATTTGCAATGCATGTTCAAAAAATATATAGCGTAGACTGTTACGACTACGTAGTACCTGAATCAGGAAGAATTCCATCTCACGATCAATTGTTTGTTGATGCTGAGAAGTTGTTCTTAGAGCGCACATCAGATATTAAAAACATTATTAAAGTTAGAAAGTCTAGTGTTGACGCAGCAAAAGAATTTGAAGACCGAACATTAGATGCTGTGTATGTAGATGCTGAACATGATCCTATCAGCGTTAGATCTGATATAAATGCATGGAGAAATAAAATTAAAGTAGGTGGTATTTTATGTGGTCATGATTTTTATCTTCCACATATCTACACAATATTATTAGAAGAAGGATTAGTTAACGAATTGTACACATATCCAGACAGTTCATGGTCTGTAATAATTAAATAGTATGAAAGTATTAATAACAGGAGTAGCAGGTTTATTAGGTTCAAGACTTGCAGATTGGATTATAGATAACAAACCAGAAGTAGAAGTAGTTGGTATCGATGATTTATCAGGTGGATACTTAGAGAATGTAAACCCAAAGGTTAACTTCTGGCAAATGAACTTAGTAGAACATCCTATTGAGAATTGTTTTTCTACTAATCAATTTGATTACGTATTCCACTTTGCGGCTTACGCAGCAGAAGGTTTGAGTCCATTCATTAGACAATATAACTACGACAATAACTTAGTAGCGACAGCAAGAGTTGTAAACAATTGTATTAAGTACGATGTTAAGAGATTGATCTTTACTTCTACTTTAGCTGTATATGGTCATGGTTACGGTGGTATATTCGATGAAGCTCAAGTACCAAAGCCAATAGATCCATACGGAGTTGCTAAGTACGCTTGTGAGATGGATATTCAAATAGCAGGTGAACAACACGGTTTAGATTGGTGTATCATTAGACCACACAATGTATACGGTCGTAAGCAAAATATATGGGACAAGTATCGTAACGTGTTAGGCATTTGGATGTATCAACACATGAATGCAGAACCAATGACAATCTTTGGAGACGGTACACAAACAAGAGCGTTCAGTTGTATCGATGATATAGTTGAACCATTATGGAATTCAGCAGTAGAACCAAGAGCATCTAAAGAGATTATCAATTTAGGTGGAGTTGAAGAGTGGAGTATCAACGATGCAAATAAAGTATTAAGAGACATAATCAAATACGGAGCAGAGTATCAATATAAAGAAGGAAGACACGAAGTAAAGCATTCAATTCCTACGTATCAGAAATCAGAAGACATTCTTGGTTTTAAACATAAGACTACATTAGAAGAGGGACTATACGATATGTGGCTATGGGCACAACGTCAACCAAATAGAGAGAGATTCGTTTGGCCTTCATACGAATTAGACAAAGGCATTTATTCATTCTGGAAAAAGTAATATGATATACACACAGTTCATGTACGGTCAAGGTTTCGGTAACCAACTTGCAGTCTACGTAACTACTAGAGCGATAGCTAAAAGAAATGGTTACGAGTTCGGTTATACTGGATTGGAGAACTTCGGTGATAGAAGATACAACGATAAAGGTGTGTACTTTATGGACATTGATTTGGGTATACAAGTACCTGAGCATGAGTATAACATGTACACAGAAAAAGAAACAAGAATAAAGCTAGATCATTCAGAACATGATCGTACTCACGGTTGCGATATAAGATTAATAGATCAAGATTTATTGAACGTAGTTGACGATACTAGAATCATGGGTATCATGCAAGGTGAAGATTATTTTTGGGATTATAGAGAAGAGATTAAAGATTGGTTAAAAGTAAAACCAGAATTTGATTGCACAGATTTTAGAAGCGATGATATATGCGTATTGAATATCAGAGACTACGAAGCAGATCCTACACTATTTTTATCGAGAGATTATTGGGTTAGAGCAATCTATCACATGCTTAGTTTAAATTCTAATATGCAGTTCTTAATCATAACAGAGAATCCTGATATGGCAAAGAGATTGTTACCTGAATTAGCGGATAATGTGTATCACTTTGATTTAGCTAAAGACTATTCTATTGTTAAGAATGCTAAGTGGTTAATCATATCGAATTCAAGCTTCGCTTATTTTCCAGCAATTTGTAGCGATGCTCACTTAATCATAGCACCAAAGTATTGGGCTAGACACAATGTATCTAATGGATATTGGTCATGTGGTTACAACGTATCTCGTAAGTTTACATACATGGATAGACAAGGTCAATTACAATCTTACACAGATGTGATGAGAGAATTTGAATTATATAAAAAAGAAAGCAAGATATATGGCTAGAGTATTTGATGTGTTTACATTCTTTAATGAATTAGATCTCTTAGAATTAAGACTAGAGATGCTAGATCCATACGTAGATCAATTCGTATTGATAGAATGTGTAGAGACTTTTTCAGGTAAACAAAAGCCATTGTACTTTCAAGATAATAAAGAAAGGTTTTCGAAGTATTTACACAAAATATACCATCACGTAACTTACGATCCACCAAAATCGTTTGAAGATTTACAACAACGTATATTAGATCCTAATACAGATAGAGATATTAAAGATGTTTGTATTCAAGCGTTAACTACTTCTAATGTACCTAAAGGAGAATTACACTGGTTAAAAGAATTTTACCAAAAGGAGATGATAAGATTTGCTATTGAAAATGCAAACGCAGAGAATGATGATCTTATATTTGTAACTGACTTAGACGAAATATGGAATCCAGAATTGGATTATACGCAAATAGAAAACGATAAGATCTATAAATTAAAACAACTCGCGTATTCAGGTCATATCAATGTCAGATCTTCAGAAGATTGGGCAGGTACTCTATTAACTAGATATAGAAACATAGATGGTGCATGCTTAAACCATCTCAGAACTCCATCTAAAACTAAATACGAATACGTTAATAACGGAGGTTGGCACTTTACATTCATGGGTGGACCAGACCAAATTAAACTTAAGTTAGAATCTTACGGTCACCAAGAATACAATAACGATTCTGTTAAAGACAGAGTTAAAGATTTATTGGATAATAATCAAGACGTTTTAGGTAGAACGCATTTTAATTTTTGGATCGATGAATCACAATTACCAAAATATCTTTTAGATAATAGAGAAAAATATAAACAGTTTTTTAAATGATAACATTCTGCATACCAAGTAAAAATAATTTAAGATATCTAAAACCATGTATCAAATCCATTCAAGATAATTCTTACTATCCGAATGAGATCATTGTGTATGTAGATCAAGATACAGATGGAACTGTAGAATGGTTGAGAGAGACTGGTATTAAGTTTATTCAAAATCACGAAGAGACTCCACGAGGAATTGGCTTCGCTTACGATAATATGTTTCAATGGGCTGATAGAGAATATGTAATAGCATTTCACGCAGACATGATTCTTGGTCCTCATGCAGATAAACACATGATGGATATCAAAACAAAAGACAACATCGTATGTGCTACGCGCATAGAACCACCATTACATCCAGCTGGAATAGAGAAGATAGTGCAGGATTTTGGTATGTGGCCAGAAGATTTGAAGATAGAAGAGTTTAACAAGTTTGTAGAAGAAAACAAAAGTGATAAGATAACAAAGAGCATCTTCGCTCCATGGTTAATTCGTAAAGATCAACATTTAGGTCACGATCCAGTATTCAGATCTGTATTCGAAGATGCTGATTTATTCAGACGCTTTAAATTACAAGGCTATGACTTAATACAATCGTGGTCTGCAATGGTATACCATTTAACTTGTAGAGGCGGACAGTTTGCACATGCAGAAAAGATGGAAGACTTTCAAAAGAAAGACGAAGCTTGGCAAATAAATAACTCCATATCAATGAATGAATACATTAGAAAGTGGGGAGGATTTTTAAAACAAACAGATACATTAGAACCAATACCGAATATAAAATATAACATTGGTTTAAGAATACTAAACTGTTTTGACAGTAAAGTTCTTGGCATAGAACCATTCTTCGATCAGATACAGTGCGAAGCCGATCCTACTAATTATATTAAAGGAGCAAGCGCATTAACTTCTTTTGATTTGGCTTCTAAGTTTGTGAAAGAACTAACTACAGATATGATTTTAGAAGCAGACTATAAAGATATTCTTAATAATCAAGAACTTTTTAATTATATTCTACACAATCTACCAGAATTAATCACTAACGAAGTTGAAGAAGCTGGAGAATACGAGTTACAAGTATTCAAATTAATCGTAAGAGAGAAAAAAGAAAGCCAACCTAAATTAAAATTATGTTAACACAAGAACAAGTTACATTAGTTATACCATCGAGTAATAATCTAAGACACTTAAAGAATGCATATCAAAGTATAAAGACACATGCACAATATTGTAAGATCGTTATGTTAGACGATGGATCTACAGACGGTACCACAGAATGGTTAGCAGGTTTAAGTGATGATAATATTACAGCAATATATAGATCTTCTGAAAGAGTAGGTCATACTATATTATATGATAAAGGAATTGAATTAGCGCAAACAGAAGTGGTTGGTATCATGCACGCAGATATGATATTAGGTCCTTACTACTTAGAGAATATGCTTAAGCATTTACAAAAAGAAACTGTAGTGTGTGCAACAAGAGTAGAACCGCCTTTACACCCAGCAGGCAAAGAGAAAATCATTAGAGATTTTGGTACTGACTTTGACAATCTAAACTTAAATGCATTTGAGGCATACGTTTTAGAAGCGCAACACGAGTACAAAGATTTAACCACTAATGGTATGTTTGCACCGTGGATTATATACAAAGAAGACTTCGTTGCAATGGGAGGACATGACAAACTATTCGCGCCATTCCCTTACGAAGACTCGGATATATTCCAAAGATGGATGCTACACGGATACGAACTAATCCAGTCAAGAGATGCATTCGTATACCACTTAACTTGTAGAGGACATAGATGGACAGAAGAGATTGGTAAAGACGATGACTACTTTAAGAATGCTTCAGCAAAAGCGGCAAGAAACTACATTAGAAAATGGGGTAGCTGGATTGACAATGACGAATATCAAAGACCAATATTAAAACCGAGGTACGATATAGGAATAGTCGTAGAAAATTGTGATGCGAACCTATTGTTATCATTAGAGCCCTGGTTCAATAACATATATGTAGATCAGTCTATAATTGCTGACTATATAGAATATGAGCAACCTAAGACAGACCTAATCCTTGAAGCTAGGGTGCGTCCAATAGATGAACCAAAGCAGAACGATATACTTATCTACTTTGACGCAAAGGACAATGTAGATCTAAACATTGTTCCCAATATACAGGTTATTATTAGAGAGTCTGTGGATGCTGTAGGTACTTACGAATACAATGGGTTGAAGATAGATGTATTGCAAATGGTAGATCATACAGACAAAATGATGGGTACATTCATCAAGAACGTATTCTAAATATTTATAAGATAAAAGAACAATGGCCCTTTCACAGCAACCTAGATACCCAGTAAGTTTAACAATAGATGGCAAAAAGATGCCATTCATCATACAGTTCGATGTAAACGATAACCCAACCAAAATGGGTTTAAAAATGCAATTCATCTTGACTGATGAGCCTCAAGATCCAAGAGATAAGCAGGAGTTGGCAAACAAAATATCTGTAGCCCTACAAAAAAGATTGGGAGATGCTGGAATTACAGTGGCTTACGATGATAGAAATGCTTACAAAAATGTGATAGGCTTCACTATTCCTTTGACCTCAGTATCAGATATGATAATGAAGGCATTCAAAGGCGCAGAATAAAACAATCATAATCGTTATGAAAAACAACAGACCTCCTCGTGCAATCTTCGAAAACGTAGAGACATTAAAAGCACATGAGATACAAACCTCAGAGATATTAAAGACTCTGATTAAGAACGAAGTCCCTAAATCTATAGAATATGCTATAGATAATAAGAAGACTTTTGCTTCTATATTCGAAATTAACGATTCAAATTGCTACATAGAATTACACAAGAATCAATGGGTTCAAGCACTAGAAACATGTATCATATTCTACATAGAAGAAGAGGATTACGAATCGTGTAACAAGATTACCAAACTAATAGAAAAGATAAAGAAGAAGCCGAAGAAGGTAGTCACTAAACCAAAACTATAACAATGGCAGAAGATTTCAAAGAAATACAAACAGCAGTAGACGGAATATTAAATGTTAAGTCTTACGTTAGAAGAAAGAAGAGAACTGCATTAGACAAGAAGAAGGAGATGTTTGTACAGATGATGAATTCTATGGAAGAGATAACAGTGAGACAAGCATTGTTGTATGCTGATATGGATATGGATATGTTTAAATACGACGAGAAGTTTTTATCTATTATAGATCTAATGTATTACTTGCATTTTGGTGAAGCCTGTTCAGATATGATAGCATTCTATCTTTATGATAGACGAAATCCAGATGGCACATTAAATGCATTAGTAGATGAATCAGGTCAAGAAATAATACTAGAAACGCCTTACGATCTTTGGAGTCTCATGGTAAATCTTAATCCAAAAATACAGGACTAGTGGAAGAGAATATAGAAAAGCCTAACTTCGCCTATCAAGGTCTGCAAATTACTGAAGATCAGATATGGGAAGCAATGAAGAATACTCGCAGCAATCACGAGGCTGCAAGATGGATGCAGATCACTTACATTACGTACAAGAAATATGCAAGTAAGTATATAGACAGAGATACCGGTAAGACTTTGTTTGAATTACACATGAATCAATCAGCTAAAGGAATACCTAAGAATTTTCAAGGCAGTAATTTTAAGCGAGACTTGGATGAGATGCTTACAGAGAAACAAGTGTCAAATCCACAGAGAATTGCTAAGCTCAAAGATCTACTAATGAAAGATGGTAGATTAGGATACTGTTGTGCCGAGTGCGATTTTAAAGAGAGACGTATACTCGATATGAAAGTTCCTTTGCTTATTAACTTTGTAAATGGTAACAAATCTGATTGGAGATTAGAGAATTTAAGATGGTTGTGTTACAATTGCAGTTTCTTATTTGCAGTAGATCCATTCAGCGATCGCATTACTCGTAATATAGAATCAAAATACATACACGACGAAGATGTATTAGAAGAAAACAATACGAAGTTCTACGACTTAGATCCTTTTTATTTAGAACACTTACAGAGAATAGGCTACGACGATAAAGGTAACCTAAACGTAGACGATATCATAGACTACAAATAACCGTTTCCAACGCGTTATATATCAATAAAATCATAATGTGCAACTGATTGGTTTTCAGCCAGATACAACTGGTTGGTTATCAATAAGTTGCACTTTTTTGTGATATTACTCAAAAAATACATACATAACTGATTGATTCTCTATCAAGAAGTTTCGAAAATAGTTCAATAAAACAGCTCTAGATAGCCAGAATTGTGTAGTTTTACCTATAATCAATAAATAAAAGCTATGAAAGTTAGAATTTACATTAAAAATGCTCTTACAAAAGAGATCGTTACTGACCACGTTATCACTGTCGAAGATTACGACAAAGAACTTATGTGGACAAATATGCAGTTAAATCATAAAGCACTTAGCGAATCTTTTCCAGACTGTCACGTTAATTTTGAATTCTTAGACAATCAAGATTTTATTGCAGGAGTACCTCACAATATGGAACTAGATCAAATTAAAATAGATAAAGGTGAAATGTCATGGCAAAGGTACATGAAAAAGTGGCACAACACAGACATAGAATATTCAGCAATGCCTTCATTAAACTAATTAATATGATATCAGTAATACTATTCCTATCAATTGTGTATATCGGTCACACATTAAACCTAACCGACACAGACATTAAATTCACAGACATTAAAACAAAAAAATAAGTTATGATAAAGAAAAGTTACAAAAACATGGACGGTACTTCATTTCACGGCGCTACAATCAGTGCTTCATTAGCAGATCTAATTGATATCTTAGGTGCGACACACGGTATCGGAGAACCAAGCGATAAAGTACAAAATTCGTGGGACTTAGAGTTAGAAGACGGTACCATATTTACCGTATACGATTGGAAAGAGTATCGTCGTTACACAGATAAAGAAACAATCGAGTGGCACATTGGTGGTAGATCTCAAAAAGATACATTCGTAGCTCAAGACGCTTTAGTAGAAGCATTAGCTACTATGAATGTCAAACCAAATTTATTCCAATCTGTTAAGTCGTTTATCAATTCTAAAAACGTAGGTGACACATTTACTACTAAAGAATTCCACGCAGCAATGGAAGGTATCGAACAACTAACTTGGTGGAAAAAATACAGCGGTGGTAAACACTATCGTCAAGATCAATACAAAGGTTATTTAAAACGTTTAGGTTTTTTAGAAAACACTAAGCGTGGAATGTGGAGAGTCTTATGTCATATTCCAGCATGGTTAGATAGTGGTCATGTTAATAGTGCATTAGGTTATATGTACACAGTTGAACGTATTACTTGGACTTTAGATATGGAAACTAAAAAAGAAACAAACACTCCTAATGCTGATTGGAAAATTATTTACACGCCATACAAAGGCATGACTAAAGACGAAATTGTAACTAAGATCGAAAACTACGTACTTGAATTTGGAATTGTTAAGACAGTTGAAGCACCTAAAGTAGAAGTAGATCATTTAGCAGAATACAAAACGACTACAGCAAAATTAGCTAAGGATTTAGCTATGAATATTATTGGTGATGGCAAATCTCCTAACGTATGGTTCGTTACTCAGTCACCATACTTTATGAAGTACAAAGATGGGTATGGAGAATCATTCTTATTAGATGGATTTGATGCATCAGAATATAGCGTAATGTTTGGTCCTTTCTTTAGTTACAAAGATGCGTGTGCTCAGTACGACGAAATAGAATTAGAAGCATACGATGGAGTTGGCACAGTTACTATCGAAGATCGTGTTATCGGTGTGGTTAAAGAGAAGTTCTTAGAAGAGAGAATAACCGTAGACTATTCTTATAACGAAATTGACGAATCTAAATTTTATAACAATAAATAATTTAATTATGTTACACGAATACACTAGAGCTGAATTAGACAGCATGGAAACAATCGAACAAGCATGGGACGGTGATGAGTTAAAAATCGAAACCGACACTTATAAAGTTTGGTTAGTACTACGAGAGAATAGACCATACAATGGTGACTACGTAGTAGAAACATTAGTAAATGGAGGATGGGAACAGGTATCTTATTACTTTAATTAATAAAAAATATAAACATGACTCAATCACAATTAAACAAATTGACTTTATTAGAATTATCAAAATTAAATAGAATGGTAGTAGATACCATTAAAGCAAAAAAGAAAACCGATTCAAAAGAAAAGCGTAAAGCATTCAGTATCGGTGACAAGGTAATAGTAGAACATAAGAAGACAAGCGGTAAAGTATTCATCATAAAGGATATCAGATTGACTAAAGCTACTGTACACGAAGTAGATGGATTTGGTAGATACGATGTACCTTTAACAATGATAGGACCATACTGCTATTAATAATTAAAAACCAACTTATGTATATAGATAATTTAACAGGAATTGAATTCACTTTTAGAACAGAAGATCAATACGAAAATGCACGCTTCGGTGGATACATAGAGAATTATAAGATCGCTAGAGTAGAAGTATCATACGACGATGGATCTAGAATAGATGCTCCTTACCACTCTTTCGAAGAATTCCAAAAATGTGTTAAACAAATGTGGGATGCAAAGAACGTAATCAGTGTATTACCCTATCAAGCTGACCACTATTATGATATACAAGAATATGCAGAATAATTTAAAAACAAGTAATATGATACAAGACATAGAAAAAGAAATGGAGTTAATACAAGACAGAGAAAAGACAATGGCCAATCCAGAATTCCAAGCTTGGATGCGGGATTTGAATGTGTCCTCTTCTTATGAAGATAGATCAAGTAAGATAAACGCGTACGATCTACAGATGCAGTACAACACTAAAATGTATTCTAAACTAAACTTTAATAAATAAGATATGAGACTAAGCAAAAACGATAAGACATTTATTGAGATAGTAAAAAATGGTTGTAAGAAGCACAAGATATCGTGTAAGCTTAAAGACGTAAACTATTTAAAGCCAATTCCATCTGTAAGATGCACTGGATATTTTGATGACGAAGGTAAAACGTTGCAAGTCGCAATGAAACAGAAAGATTCGTTTGAAATATTGGTACACGAATACAGTCACCTTACACAATGGGTAAATAAGATACCAGTTTATATGAAAGCAAATAAGTATCTGTTCGCTGTAGATGCTTGGATATCAGGTGAGAAGTTCTCTAGTTCTATGGTAGATGCCGCAATACAAGGCGTAATAGATCTAGAATTAGACAATGAGAAGAGAGCAGTTAAGTTGATAAGTAAATACAACTTGAGTATTGATAAAGAAAGCTACATAAAGAAAGCGAATGCTTATTTGTATTTTTACCATTGGATGAGAAAGACTAGAAAGTGGAGCAGTCCTAATAACTTACCTTATAGGAACAAGAACATTATTGCCGCCATGCCAAACACATTCAGAGGCAAGTACGATAAGTTACCAAAGAGATTTGAAAAACTATTTAAACAAGAAAATATATAATATGAAAGCAACATTAGAATTTGACTTAGACGAAGGACAAGACAAGACAGCTCATTTACGATGCGTTAAAGCAGTAAACATGGCAGTAGCACTATGGGATATGGATCAGTATTTACGAGGACTTATTAAATATGGAGAGCTCGATGATGCTACTTATAAAACACTTGAAGAGACCAGAGATAAACTAAGGGAAATTATGAGCGAAAATTCAATTGATTTAGACGAGTTATTAAATTAGTGTTATGAAGATAAATAGAAAACGTGTAGCGTGGTATCTACAGAATATCAGAGCTAAGAACGAAGAACTAACAGACGAGCAATTAATAGACAATTTAGCCACATGGATGGAAACGAATCCTGAATGTGTTAATATGAACGGAGTATCTCATCAAGGTCGTTACTACTATTCTACTGTTGGTTACGGTATATTCAGTTTATTGGGAGAAAGATATAGAATGGGTAGAGTAGAGATATTCGATAAGCAAAACGACAGTGGATACCAAATAGCAGAAGGATCTTATTGTATGCCGTTTGTATCAGCTAATCAATTCGAAGACTTCATAGAGTCTATAGAAACTGATCTGCCTATAAGCATAAACATAGGATCTCATGATTGGTGCGAAGAAGCTTGCGCTATAGATTTAGGCTTCGAAAATGCAGAAGCAATGAACGATAAAGCAAATGTTAAAGCATATCGAGATAAGCTGAATGACGAATTTGCAGTAGAACAGGGATACAAGGATTATGCAGACTTATTATCTAAAAGTAAATGGAATAAACAAAAACAAGATGAAGATACAATATAACATAAAAGAAATAAAACCAAAGATATTTGCGGTAATAGTACCAGACAGATATCATAGAGCAATGTTGTTCATGAGAGTACAAGAGTTCTATGAGTCTCCTAACCCTAAATTCAGAAACAAAGCTTTTGAAATATGGGACTATATAGAATGGTACAGTAGAAAGCACACAGATAGTTTTACCTATGCATCAGATTGGGTAGGTTTTAACTTTCCTTTAAACATAGCAGTAAAATGCTACGACAAGATGGGATATAGGTACACATACTACACACCTTACGATGTAACAATGGGTAAAATACTAGATGAGATTAAAGAGAAAGTGAACTTAAAATATGGACCTAAATCTAAAGCCTACATTATAGGAGTAGGCAACTTGACCTCTACCACATTTCAACACGAATTGTGTCATGCTTATTATCATATAGATAGTAACTATAAGAAAGAAGTAGATGCTATCACTGAGGAGATGGACCCTAAAATATATAAAAAAATGTGTAAGAACTTAACAGATATGGGGTACACAGAACAGGTATTCAATGATGAGATTCAAGCCTACACATGCATAGATTCAGATTACTTTGAATTCAATTTCAAGATACCAGAAACCAAATTAGAAAAACTATCAAAGAAGTATAAAGTCATATATGAAAAATACATTAACCAAAAATAAAGATAAAGAGAAGCAGAGACTTAAGAAGTATGAAAAGGCAAAGAAAGAAGCCATAGCAAATTTAACAAAGACAGAAAGAAAAGCGTTAGGATTATGAGAAAGGAAAAGAACTACGTAACTAGAGCCACCGCACAGAAAATATTGGATTGGTGTTACTTCACATACGGTAGATCCAAGATAAATGGTCCGTATCCAGCTCTTGAGTTCAGAAAGCCTGATTATATTTCAGGCGACGACTACGGATACTACGACGAGATAGATCAAACCATATTTGTAAACAGAGAAATTCACCATACTTTAGAGGAACTTGTTAAGACAATTATCCACGAGTACTGGCACTACGTTAGTCACTCTATGCACGAGTATCAGATATTGGCCAAATGGTTGACTTCTGATAAGAACCCAATGGAGAAGGATGCCATCAGAATAGAGAGAAGAGACTACAAAAAATGTCTGAGATACTTAAAAAAGGAATACAATATTGGTTAACCTCAAATATTTATGTTCAGGATATGCTGATTCACGACACACTAGATAAAATAGCGGAAGAGACACAGATCCCAACCGAGATACATGAATACCTACATGTAAATAGTAGAGAAGTATGGGTTGAGACGATGGTTGGACTAATAGATACCGGTCAGATCAAAGCCTCAGCAAGACAAATTAAAGTTTTAGCAGAGAATTGGGAAGATTTGTTGTGTAGGAAATATTCAAATTTAAACTAAGACAATGACGATTTTACAGGCAACGGTTGATAGCGCAAGTGTAGGTTCAGCTTTTATGCAATACGGTATATTGGGTGTATTAGCATTCTTATTAGGTTACTTTGCATGGCAACAGTACTTAAGACTTGTTAAGAAGAACGAGGAGTTAGAGGTTAAAGTAGACAAGCTACAAGAGCAGATGATGAAGATACTCGTAGAAGAGAGAGACAGACTGGATACCTTAATAAGAGATAACACTGCTGCTCTTCAAGAACTTCAGAAGACTATATACAAATACATGGTTAAAAGCAAGGACTAATGGAAACTAAAAGATCTGTGCTAACAAAAATGGGAGATACACTAATCAAAGCATTTGAATTGGCCGAATCTTTTAACAACAGACAGAAAAATAAAGAGTTACCTTACGATCAAAAGTTAATGCTATTGAAAGAAGCTTTATCAACAGAGTACAAACAGTGTATTGAAGGTTCTAGAATATCAGGTTTATTTGCGGCTAAAAGACACGTGGTAGAAAAGCACATACAATTTATAAAAACAGTACAGAATAAAAAGACTTTAAACGAAGACGAAAAACAAATCATAGACACACTCATCTCAAAATACACATAAACTCCCATCTAAAGGTTATGAAACAATTGTTTACAAAAAGGTTTGCTAAGAAGATCACCATCAAACCATGCAGCTCAGACCAAATTGGTTGCGACTATCACATGGATCTATTCGGTAAGGCATGCTCATCGTGCCCATATCAGCCATCTAATAAGACCAAATTCTTTACTTTTGGAGCTCCCAAGTCTGCTCCATTGGTCCAAAAACAAAAAGCTTAGTATATTATAGCCATTTGGTACAAAGCGTGCCAAAAGAGCCCAAAATAGGCCCTTGGGAGAGCATTGGAAACCAATCAGTTATGCATATTAAAAAAGAATATCCATAACGCGTTGGTTCTCTATCGAGAATTTTTAAGATACTTGATAAATAATTTTTTTGTTTCGGAGGATAGTAGTACTTTTACTCTGATGCTGACAAATAAAGTATCATATATATAAATTTTTTAATATTAAATAAAAGTTATGAATACACTACAAACTACGTTGACCGCGTTACAGTCACAGTTACAATCTCAAAAAGAAGCGTCTAAGTATTACTACGACAATGTCTTTAGTAAAGAAGTTGCTTCGTTAGAAACAAAAATTGCAGAATGGTTCTACCAATTTACTGGTGAAACTTACATTATTAAATTAGAAAGTGGTGGAGAAACATTACAAATTTATTCATCTGAAGCATACGTAAAAGATATGTGGAGACATAATGCTATTACCGTATATCACTACGCTAGATATGGCGAAGAAGCTAAAGCAAAATTAAGTTTCTATTCTAAAGAAGTAGAGTACAACGATACTGAAACTATTGCTTACTTAAAAACTTTAGGTATGGTTGCAACTTTATTGAATCAAATTAACTTCATGATGCCAGTATGGAAAGCTGAATATCAACAGTACGCACAAAAGCGTTATGCTACATTCGAGCAACCAATCAGTCAAACAGAATTTGCTATACGTAAAACAGAAAAGGAAATAGCCGAACAAGGTATTGCTGAGTATAGCAAAGCAGGTTTTCAGCATACTATATCTACTCGTACAGTATGCGAAAGACAGTATAACATTCCTTATGATCAAGAAGGAGCGTATACATTAGAAGTAAAACCTCAGTACTTTGATCTACAAACTGGTAGAGGTAGATACGATCATGTACGTGTATATGCATTCGAAGTTGTAGGTGAAGTTAAGTACGGAAAAGTAGAGATGAACATAAAAACGACCGCTGTAGAAGATGGATCTTTTAGTCCTATAGTTGTCACTAAAGCAAGATTCGATGACTTCATTGCGACTGTATACCATTGGGAAACTATTCAAAGAGAGAAGGACACAGCAGACCAAACTGAAAGGTTCGAGAGAAGCATTAAAGTTTCTAAAATGGCATGTTAATATTAATCTAAATAAAAAGTTATGAAATTGTATGCAGTTATCCTCACGACAGAGGACTATATAAACACGGTGATATTTGACAACGAAAAAGAAGCTGTAGACAGTTTCGATTGTATCGACTACAATGTTGTTGACGATTACGATAACACATTTGCAGTAGTAGCAAAGCTCGATGGATTAGGTAAGGAATTTGGTTTCGGAGCAAGAGGTGAATTTCATGGTGGAAATATTATCAAACAAAAATAAAACTTAATGGATTATAAAGCACATGTCTTTCAGAGTTTAGGCAATGGTAAGTTGCATCCATCTAGAACTCAGTGTGGTAGGCACATACAAAGGAATAGTCGAGGCACATTTGTTACAAAGACTACGTACTTTATTGAACTACACAAAGAAGATCCAAAAAATGTGTGCGAAAAGTGTTTAGCATGGTTATTAAATAAAACAAAATAAAAAATAAAAGTTATGGGATTAGACATGTATTTGTACAAAAAAACATTCTTACACACAGGAGAATGGGTACGCGAAGATAAAAGATGCGAAGTAACAATCACAGAAGGCGGTAAGCCGCATCCGTTCATCAATCCAAAAAAGATTGACTACATCGTAGAAGAAGTTGGATATTGGCGCAAAGCAAATCAGATCCATCAGTGGTTCGTAGAAAAGGTACAGAAAGGACAAGACGATTGTAGAGAGTACAGCGTAGACTACGAACAGTTGCGAGATCTGTTGAATGTATGCGAAGACGTATTAGACGATCATAGTAAAGCAGAGCAGTTATTACCAAGAAGCTCAGGCTTTTTCTTTGGTAGTACAGACTACGATGACTACTACTTCGAGCAAGTACAAAATACATACGATATCTTAATGACTATCGTGTCAGCTGGAGATGCAGATACACAAGAGTACACATATCAATCAAGTTGGTAACATTTAAAATTAAAACAGTTATGAAAACATTCAGTGATTTAGAATTTAAACCCCATCCAATGGGTTCAGGTATCATTAGTCGTATCAAGTTCGACAATGGATATGGCGCATCAGTAGTTAAAGGACCACACACATACGGCGGAGATCAAGACTTGTATGAATTAGCTGTGTTAGACAACAACGATGATCTAACATACGATACACCAGTAACTAGTGACGTAGAAGGTTATTTAACAGAAGAAGACGTAACAATATTATTAAAACAAATCCAAAATTTATAATCTATGTTTGAAGAAATTGAAATCGGAGACATCTACAACGAGAACGAAGAAGAGTTAATTGAAATGATCGAAGAACTTGAGAAAGAAGTTAAGTTCTATTTGGCACAAGGTAATAAGACTGCTGCTAACTTGATCAAGAAACAAATTAAGGACCTTAAAAAAGCACACTTCTAATTATGAAAACAGAAGAAACAGTAACACGAGTATTGCTAGCACTTGGAGTAATAGCTCTATTAGGCATCTTATTAGGTTTACCATTACAGTTATTATGGAATTGGTTAATGCCAACCATATTCAACCTGCCGACCATAACATTTTGGCAGGCGATGGGACTTAATATCATGGCATCTATATTATTTAAAGATAACAGTATTAAAAATGATAAGTAAGAAGTATTGTAAAGTGTGTAACGTAGAGATCCACCCAAAAAGGGTGGCTCTTGGTTATTCAACAACATGTGTTAATCACAGCACAGCAGAGAGATTCACAGGCCACTTAGTGGTAGATGGCAAGACAGATTATTCAATACAGATAATCAAAGATCCTGAGGTAGGCAAGAAGCTCAAACAACTGGCTCAGGCTTCAATAGGCTAATATTTATTAACACAAACAAGACACATGAGCTACATAAAACCACAAGACTATTCAAAACAAATAGCGAGTTTACTATCAGAAGGTATAGACACTGTAACTGGTATGGTAACAGAACCTACGATTGTAACAGTTAAAGAAGCAATTCAGAACCTTACCACAGAGGAAAGAGAACAGTTAGAACAATACGCTGCGTCTTTAAAGGAGATCAAAACTGAGATGAATAAGTTGATTAACAAAGGAAAGAAAGGAAAGAAGGTAGAAGAAACTGGCGGAGACATGATGAATTTGACGATGCCAACGGAAGAGTAATATAAACAAAAACAGTTATGCAAAATTTAGTTTTCGGTATCCTATACGGGATCCTCGGTCAAGTAGGATCGTTCGTACAATTACAAGCAGCACTAAAATATGGGTGGTACCCTAAGTACACAGTGCCTTTACTACTAATGGCAGTTCCCTTAAGTTGGTTCTACGTTAAATCAGTGCAGTACTTTATCAATGCATTCGATGGATCTATTTGGGAAAGCAGACTGCTTGGTTTTTCTATAGGCATAATCATGTTTACAGTACTCAGCGCGATCATGTTTAAAGAGCCATTCACACTGAAAACTATCGTAAGTTTGCTACTCGGTTTTTTAATAGTAGCAATTCAAGTACTTTGGAGATAGATTTTATTAGCATTATTTATTAGATTAAATTTACTTATGAAAACGGTTATAATAGGAGACGTGCACGGTAGAGATCAATGGAAACAGATCGTAGCGCAAGAGAATGACGCAGATAGATTTGTATTCTTAGGCGACTACTTCGATTCGTTTGATATTTCTGCTGTAGAACAGATGCACAACTTTAAAGAGATTGTAGAGCTTAAAGAAACAAGCAACAAAGAAGTTATCATGCTAATAGGCAACCACGATTACCACTATTTTCCTGAGATAGGTGATAGTTCCACGTCAGGTTATCAAACAAGACTCGCTCCATCTATCAAACAATTAGTTGATGAGAGTCGTCAACATTTACAAGTTGCATATAGAATGGGTCAGTTCGTATTCAGTCACGCAGGAATCAGTAGCGAATGGTTAGATGACTTCATTCCAAGTTGGACACTTAATACAATGGTAGATCAGATCAATGACACATTTAAGTATACACCAACAAATCTGTGCTACAGATCTTATAAGATAACAGATATAGACAATGGAATAGTGATAGGATCAGGAGGATTCGGCAATGAAACATATCAAGGTCCTATGTGGATCAGACCTAAAGCTTTAATGGAGGCTAATAAGAAAACATTGCGTAAGAAAATTATTCAAGTGGTTGGTCACACATATCAAAATGAGATAGACAAGGAAGGTAAGGCAACAGGCGGTAGATATTATTTCGTTGACGTACAAGAAACAAGTCAAGAGTATATGATCATTACAGATGGTCAGATATCATTTAATAAAATAAAAAAATAAAAGTTATGCCAAACATTTTAGTACCGGTAGACACAGAGATTGACGTTGACGTAGAAGTTAACGATTTTTTAGAAGATTGCAACACTTCAGAAATTGATGAAGTCATAGATTGGTTAAAAGAGAAAGGACACATAAAAGATACACACATAGATAGACAAGTATGTGCCACTGAATTAGAATTCATAGAAGCATTAGATAGGTTATGTACAAAATGGAATGTGTTATCTAAAGAAGAAGAGACATTTATAGTAAACTTAGCAAAAAGGTTTTAATTTATGGCCTTTGTAATAGACGTAGTAGATCAAATAGAGGATATGTTTTCCAAACAGCCAGATAAAAGAAAGAAAGCAGAGCACAAAGAATGGAAGGACACCATAAATAAATTAATACAAGATTGTAATAAATTGTGTAAGTTTAAAATGTATTTCGTAATCAAATAAAACATGGACAACATGAAGTGTTTAAAAAACAAAAAAACAGGAAACATCATTAGAGTATCTGACGTACAAGCTAGACAAATGGAAGGCAGTCAGTGGTCTTATGTATCTAAAACAGAGTGGAAATCTCAAGAGAGACCAGCTAAAAAAGAAGTTAAGAATGAAGAAGCTTAAACAAATTTGGCATGAGATCATCGAGAGATGGTTCTTGCTTACATTCTATGCTGAAAGAATGGAAAGAGAGAGACTGCAAGTATTAGCTGAACTCGTAAAAAGAAAGGACACTTTATGGAAGAATATTCCTGTAAAACCGAGAACTCTCAAAGAGATTCTTACTTATAAAGAACCTAAAAAGAAAAACATAAATGAATTAGTGGAAGAATACGAGAAAAAAAGTCCAGTAATTCAAGACGCTCTATACGAAGCATTAAAAAATATTCAACAAAAAGAAAAAGACAATGGCAACAGCGAAAAAACCATCAACAAAAAGAGCAACTAAAAAAGCAGAACCTATCGAAGCCAACGTTATTAATATGGGTCAGACTAAAGAACCTATTTGGTATCCTATAGATTGGGAAAAAGTAAAGACCATAGAAGACGTAAAGGTTATCTTAGAAAACATGGGTTTAGGATGCTACGATAATGCACCGGCTTATGAGGTTCTAAAGAAGTATTGCTTTAGTAGATACGTTAAAATAGTTCAGTAATGACTAAGGAAGAAGCCCAATTCGTCAATAAACTATGTGAAAGCAACTCTACAACATGGACGAAGTTACACATAGAATATCAAAAGAAGTTCGTTGATCCATCTCTGTGGTATCAATCTCCTTCAGGCTACCAAAAAGATATGCCACTACCACACGGAAATCAAATAGATGGTAGTGAATTATGTAAAGAAGCCGAAAAGATATTAAATAAAATATAGAAGTTATGTTGTATATTGCAATAGGATTGATCGGTACGTGGATATGGATAGCTTACGAAATTAAGAATGCTCCTTACTACGATGAAGATACCGATACATTCTACAAGAAACCAAAAAAATAAAAGTTATGAATTTAGGATACGCGTGCATCAATATGACCATGCAAAAACATGTTAGTACGAATAGAACAATGATGAAACGCACATTCGAAGCCAAAGGAATGGATTACGTCTCTGAATTGGCACTCCTAAATTCTAGAGATATCATTAAGATACTAGAGTGGAATAGACAACACGGAATAAAACTGTTTAGGATATCGTCTAGCATAATTCCATGGGGAAATAACATAGACATAACTCAACTAAAGGACTACGAAGAGATCAAGTCAGAACTAAAAAAGGCTGGAGACTTTGCCAAGTTTTGGGATATGAGAATCACGTGCCATCCCGGTCCATTCGTAGTGCTTACTTCACCAAAGGATAACGTAGTAGATAATGCAATATCGGATTTAGAAATGCACGGCAAACTATTCGATATGATGGGTCTTTCTAAAACTCCGTACAATAAGATCAACATACACTGTAACGGAGTATACGGAGACAAGATCACCGCTATGGATAGATTCTGCGAAAACTTTAACAGACTGTCTAGTTCAGTACGTAGTAGGTTAACAGTAGAGAACGATGACAAAGCATCTATGTACTCTGTTAAAGATCTAATGTACATTCATAATAAGATCGGCATTCCGATTGTGTTCGATTACCATCACCACCAATTTTGTACTGGAGATATGACTGAGCAAGAAGCCTTACAGTTGGCGTCAACAACTTGGCCTAAAGACATAAAACCAATTGTACACTATTCAGAATCAAAAGCATTACATGAAAACAACATTAAAGAAAAACCTCAAGCTCACTCAGAATATATCAATGCACTTCCCAATACTTATGAAATAGAAGTAGATATCATGTTAGAATGCAAAGCTAAAGAACTTGCCTTATTGCAAATTAGAAAAAAATATAATATTGAAATAGGTTGAAGCAAAACTAAAAGAATCATATATTTATTAGTAAATAAAATGTATGAAATACAATAAACAATGTTCTAAATGTCAATCAATTCAATCATATTCAAATTTAGCAAACTATAATAGGGCTATTAAAAATAATACGCTGTGTAAAAAATGCAATGGCAAAAATGTATCAGAAGAAACTAGAAAAAAACTTAGTGAGTCTGCTATTGGTAAACCAAAAGCAAAAGAAGCCACAGCAAAAATGAGAAATAGTTTAATAAATCTATGGAAAAATAAAAGTGAAGAAGAATTAGAAGATTGGAAACACATAGTTTCAAAAATAACTTCCGAGCGTTGGAAAAAAGACGAATACAGAGCGCAAATTTCAAATAGTGTAAAACTAAATTGGGATGCTTTAGATGATAATCAGAGATCTTCTAGATTTTTAAAACAACAACAAGGAGGCGCTGGAACTTGTAAATATATAACAGTAAATGATTATATTGTACACGGAAAATGCGAGGAAAGATACATAAAATTGTTGTATGCTTCCAATTCTGATTTACCATTTAAAATACAAAGAGTTGGAGTGAGAACACCATTTGGAATGACTTTTCCTGATTTTGAATACAATACTCATTTTGTAGAAATAAAAAGTATATATACATTCAACAAAATGATTGAAGAAAGAGAAAAAAGAGAAAATTCTCAATTAGGAAAATTAATGTGGATTATGAAAAATATTAAAGATGTAAAGATCTTAGTTGAAACCAGCATAAATAATTTTCAAGACAAAACAGAATTAGCAATACTACCCTTTTTATAATATGGAAAATAAGATAAACGAAAAGCAACAGAAAGAATTACAGCAAACAATAGACACACTCAAGAAAACCTTAGGAGATCTTGATGGTATGACTAGTCTATTAGAAGATATGAAGAACATATCCGAGAAACTAAAATTCTTAGACGATATAGACGAGAACTCCGATCCCGAAGAGGCACTAAACAAGATGAAAGAAGTGTTCGAACAAGAAGACAAGCCAGAGGAGGGAGAAGGTTTAAGTTAACATATTTATCCTAGATGGCAGATAGACCTAGACTAAATATAACATCTAAACAGAAATTTGATTTAAAAAATGCGATTGCAGATTCTCAATCCAATCAAGGTGGCAACGTAAGCTTTATAGAGCCCGGATTGAAGACAGTTGGTATACCTTCAGCAACTCCTTCTGTATCGGTAACTCCTTCATTGACACCTAGCATCTCTGTAACGCCATCTATATCAGTTACTCCGAGCGTATCCATTACTCCTAGTGTATCTAAGACTCCTTCGCTTTCTGTAACTCCAAGTATCTCTGTTACACCTAGCATAACTATATCTTCTACTCCTTCTGTAAGTATTAGCGCAACACCATCCATAAGCGTAACTCCTTCTATAACTGTATCTACCACACCTTCTGTAACCGTAAGTAAAACACCGAGTATATCTGTTACGCCTTCTGTGACGGTATCCTCTACTCCATCGATATCAATTACACCTAGCATATCTATCACACGTACGCCTAGTATATCGATAACTCCATCAATAACAACTAGTACTACTCCGTCTATTTCTATTACGCCTAGCATATCTGTAACACCATCAGTGTCAATAACCCCAAGTACGTCAGCGACACCAAGTATTACTATAACGCCTTCACCAACTCCTAGCATAACTCCTTCTTCTAGTGGATCTGGTGGAATTGTAACTTCAGGACTGGTATTCAACCTAGCATCAGCACCAACTTCAGGACCAACATGGACTGATGCAACTGGTAATGGATACAACGCAACATTGAATGGAGCTTCTTCTTATACATCTTCATTCTCAGGCGGTATACAATTAGCAAACGCCAATAATTACTCAGAAGAAACTGGATATATTAGTGTGCCTTATAATATTACTAGTAGTGCAGTAACAGTAGAAATGGTTGCTTCGTTCAATCCTACTGATTATTGGGGAGCAATATGGGGTAATGAAGTTTACGACTCTGGCTCTGGCTACTTCGCTTACATGGATAGTGCAACATCAATAAATTATGGTAAGTCAACTTCTGAATCCTCAGAAACTGTAACGGCTAGCGATGCAGTAAGACATTGGGTATTTGTTATAAATGGAACTAGTCATAGCTTGTATTTAAATGGTAGTCAAGTTGGTACTACAGACACAGTGAGTATTCAAACTCTATTCGCATCTAATAATTTCTATTTTGGTGCAAGACACACTAATGCAGGTACAGGATTCACAGACGTATTGAATAACTCTACAGCGGCATTCTACCCAGCATTTTATCAAATGCGTGTATACGGTAGAGGATTATCGTCAGGAGAAATCACTCAAAACTTTAATGCAATAAAGGGAACTTACGGACTTTAGACTTTAATTTTACAGACAAAATAGGATTTAGTATATTTGATCTATGACTAAGAGTAAGATTTTAGAACAGATCAGATACTGGAAAGATGTATTCCAACCTGTAAATAACATGGGTAAGTGGTACGCGTCAATAAGAATACAGAAACTGACCGAGCAATTAGAGCGACGCAATAAGAAATTAAGCAAGAAGAATGACAAATAGAAGAGACTTCCTTAAGTCAAGCTTGTTCTCCGCTATCGCACTCGCGCTCCCGATCAGTGCCAAACCCGAGAGCCTAGTAAATACAAAGGTCGAACCCGATAGAGTGTTCATGACTAACGGAGTAGAGAGAATGAGAATATCTAGTTACGGTACAGTAGGAATAGGAACCATCGCACCACCATACGAATTAAAACTAAGCATATAATGGAAGAAATAAACATTCAGGAGTGGGACAACTTACAACCCGACCCGATAAGCGACAAAACAAAAGTAGAATTAGCCTTAATAGATCTATACAATAGACTAGCTATTCAGATCCCGACCAACCATCAAGCCATATTGGACGAGTTAGCAGAAAAGTTATTATCGCCAGAAGCCTCACTCACAGTCAAACAAGTTGACAGTTCGTTGGATGCTTCGATTAGCGAGACTAAACTTAGAGTGCAAGCGAACAGTCCGTACAACGATGGGTGGACCAAAGAGTTCTACGAGAAAGAGTTAAAGAGATACAACACCGGAGCCAAAGAGTGGCCCGCACCACGCACCGAAGAGGAGCAGAGTTACATGTACAATTGGATACGCGAGAAGAGTGGTAAGAAGTAGCACAAAAGAAATAGATTTTTCAAAGAGGACGAAATAGAGTATATTTGACTATAAACAACAACTAGAGTTATGAAATACAGAAACAGGTACGAAAAGAACCCATTGTCGTTGATCGACGGTGGAAGCCGCATCAAGATCACATTCAAGAACGGAATAGAAAGAGAGTACGAGAACGTTAAGGACGTGTCGGCTTACGTGGCGAAAGTGTTAAGAGAAAGCGACTACATGATCAACAAGATCGAGATGGAAAAGGAAGTGGTTAAAAAAGAGTGGCAGACC